ATGAAAGATAGAGAATTGATAGCAAGAAATATAATTAACATAATAGATATTACAAATTGTCATAATTGGATTATGTTTATGAATGATGATATGTACAAGCAGATTTATGATTATATGATGGTTATTTCCAAAGGTAATAAAGCAGCTAATAAATATATTGAAGAAATAATGCTGAATAATAAAGAAGTAATAGACAAAATAGTACAAGATGTTGATATTTCTACCTTGGAATTCAACACACTGATGGAATCGTTTAGAGAGTATAAAAGAGAATTTATGCTAAAATAATTTAGTATTTAAATTTAAATGTAGTACAAGGTACAGATAGTACATGTAGAATCCAGTAATACTTGGAATTGTTGAACTATAATGTAGTACTATATAATTAAAGTACAAACAAAAATGTTCATGGGGGGATAAAGAAATGAATCTAGAAGAAAGAATAAATAGAGCTGAAGAAGTAAAAAATAAATATTGTGAAATAATAAAAAAACTTCCAATATTGGAAGGAAGTGAAAAACAAATTTTATGGGCTAATGACATAAGAAAAACTTATGTTGAGTTAGTAAATGAATTTGTAGCCTACAAATTTGACAAAAAAAGATTAACACCCATAATCGTTAACTTGGTAGTAATTAATTATATGTTAGAAAACATTAAAGAAGCTAGGTTTTACATAAATAATAGAGTGTTGTTAAAATGTGGATATGAGGCAATGGCAGAACGGTTCGCTCTTAATAAAATAAAAAGACCTAGTGATTTTGATAGCTCGATTGATTATTTAGTTAGTCTTGTAAGAGATGGAATGGATATTGATAATATTATAAAAATGTTAAATGAAAAAATAAAGGAGAAATGATATGGAGCTAACTGTAAAAGAATTGAAAGAAAATATATTTAATTATTTAGAAAGTACAATAAAAAATACACCACAAAATTTTAAAGATTTAATAGAAGCTATTATTTTGTTTAAAGAAAAATGCAACACAAATCTTTCTGTGTTTGCTGGATTAGAATTTAATGCATGGGGAGATTTTCGTGGAGGGGTTATTAGAATAGGTGAAGGATATGCCAATGAAGACGAGCGTATTTTAATAGATAGTGATGATTTCGAACATTTTCAAAAATATGATAGTGTTAAAGATTATATTTTTGACTACATTTGCAAAGCTTTTCCTTTCTTCGATGAAGACAGTGATAGTTATGATGAAAAATCGTCTGATGATTTGTATGAAGAATTACACAAATCATTTAAAAAAGATGAAAAATTTGCAGAGTATGAAAAAAAATACTTATATATGAGAATGGCTGAAAGAATGAAAAAAAGATTTGAAACAATTTTAGTTGGTTCAGGGTTGACTGATAAAGCAGAGCAAACATATCCTTTAAAGGTGTATCATAACAATAGGTTGATAATTTCTTTTGGTATTAAATATAAAATTGACTAAATTAAGATAAATAAAAGGATGATCGCTAATTTAGATTGTCTTTTTATTATTACGCTTGACTCGCTCTATTATTTTACCTTTGTTATCTTCGTAATAATTTTTAAAATATTTTTTCTTTTTTTCTTTAGTTGCTATTTCTCTACATTCTACAGAACAATATATAAGATGTTTTTTTTCAATATAAAAAATTTTTTTACATACAGGACATTTTTTTGTTTTTTTCTGTCCACTGTATCGAGTAAAATTTCCTCTAGCATAATGTTCTCTTTTTCTTACTAAATAACATTCGTGTGAGCAAGTAATAACACCATTTTTGGAATTAAAAATCTTTCCACAAACTATGCATTTTTTTTGCATGATAAACTCTCCTTTAATATACATAAAGAAAAAGAACTTAATTTAAAGTTCTTTTTCAATACACCTTGTGTTGATATTAAAGTTATAGCTATCGATCGAGGTAATAATAAAATTTCAATACACCATGTGTTGATATTAAATTATTAAAATAAAGATATAAAATTATATCTAAATTTCAATACACCTCGTGTTGCTATTAACTATTAATATTATAGCAAATAAATATAGTTATGTAAATAAAAATATGAATTAAATATAAATAAAAAAACATAGTCGTAGATGATATTTAGAGAGGACTCGACTATGTATAAGAATATTATCATAAAAAATTAAAAAGATAAAGTATTTTATAGGCGGATAATAGAAGATGAAAAAAATGATTGTTTATAATATATTAAAAATGTCTTTACAACCCAAAAAAGTTTTACGCAAATATCATATATAACGCTTGTTAATTGAACATTTTCAACAAAAAGATACAGTGTAATAAAATGCATGTTTAAAAATTAGTTTTGTGGTTTTGAAAAAATAATATTTGGATAGAGCTAATCTTGAAAATCTTATGATAGTATTAGATTTAAATGTCAAAATGTTTGAATCATAAATTTTTCAATTAGCTAGTTTAAAAGTGTTCGTGGGTTATAATATAGGTGCTAAGGGAACAGCCAATAAATGGTTATACCTTGGATTTACTAAGAGAAATAACTATCCCGTAGCTTCCAAAACATATGAGGTAGTTATTTTTTTATTTGATTATATTATCTCTTGTTTAACACAAAATGTATAATATACAAAGTGTTTTTTTATTTAATTTTATTAAAATGCAAAAAAATAGGGCTGGGATATACTAATTAGATTTACTTTTAAATAAGTAATAATCTACCAATGTATCCCAGCCCTATTTTTTTTTAGTACTGTTCTTTAAATTTTTTCATTATGTATTCAAACCTTGCATCCAAATACCCATTATCAAAATCATATTTATCAATTAAACTGTGATAATCTTTATTTGCATCAATTAGATGCTCGTATTTTTCTTTAGAGAACACTGCTCCATTTTCTAATTCGTCAGCGGCAGTTAATATTTGGTGGCGAAGATTCTTCATCTCTTTTTTATCTGATTCTTTTATATGATATTCCAATCTTTCTCTTATATCTGCGTTGATTAAATTGCCAATCCATCTTAATGGATACAATTTTATCGGAGATACCTCAACAACTATACCAAAAGCTCCTAAAAATCCGATTATACTTGGCAAGTTTTCTTCAATAAAATTTAACATTTATTCAAATAATTCCTTTCACTACAAATTGTATAATGGTTTAATCTTTTACATTATCTTGCTTGATAAGAAATTGATTCTTAAACCAATATTCACTTTTCCTATTGCTAACTCTTGAAAATTCTTTGCCTTCTACAATTAGTTCAAATTCATCATCGTAATCTCCTATCTTTTCTAAGGCATCATGGTCAATATCTTTTGCTCCACGAACTATTTTTACTTTCATATAATTCTCCTTTAACATACTTGGTTAATAAATCCCAAACTGCTCGTCCATATTCTGTTTGACAGTTTCTAATTCATTAATTTTATTATTCTTAATCTCTATAATGTCCTCTTGGATTTTAATCTTGGCTTCCAAATTTCTATTTCTAGTCAATATATCAGATAATAAAATTAATAGGAATGCCACTAAAATAATCAGCATTCCTATAATCTTATTTTTAGTAAAATATCTCATATTACAAATTTAATAACTTTTTCCATGTATTGGTTCCAACTATACCATCAGGAGTTAGACTATGTTTTTTTTGGTAGTTGATTACTGCATTTTTAGTATTATCTCCAAAAATACCATCTGCTTTAATACCAAGTTTTTCCTGAAGTAATTTAGTTAGATTACCTCTAGTTCCCTTTTTTAATATTGGACATCCATTTAAAGTATTTTTACCTGGAATACCATCTACTTTTTGTTTACTAAACCCTTGTGTATTGCATTCAGCTTGTAATCTAGCTACCCAATCATTAGAATTATTTCTATTAGCATATACAGAGTTTAATTTGGAAATAGTTTTTTGACCAGCCAAACCATCAACTGTTAAACCATTATCCTTTTGAAATAATTTAACTGCTGATAAAGTATTTTCTCCAAAGTTGCCATCAGCTCCCGATTTGCCACATGTATATCCACATGCAATTAGTTTTGTTTGCATATCTTTTACATCGTTGTTATTATCGCCTTTAGATAAATAATTCTTAGAAGTTTGAGAAGGAGTAGGGGATAACTCGTCTTTAGGTATTGTTGTGTTTGGTATTTCACCAGTAATTCCTTTAACAATTGCATTAGCTATTTCATCTAAATTAAATCTGTTAACATCTTCTTGATTATCACAAAAGAATGCTTCAATAAGCAAAGCTGAATTTGTTGCATTTTTTAAATAATATAAATCTTTACGTGCTTTTACACCACGATTAACATATCCCAATGACGCAATTTCGTTTACGATAGCATTAGCATATTGTTCGGCTTTATTACCTAACTTGTAAATCAATACTTCTGTGCCTTTAGCATTGCCATCATAACAATTTAAATGAATTGAAACATCTAAATCTACTTCATTAGTATTAGCTTTTGAACAAATATCTTTCAAAATCGTTTTGGCCGATCCGCCAAACTCACATGTACAGTCATAAACTACATGTCCCAATACTCTTAGCTTAGAAATAACTTCATCTTTGATTTGTCTGTCAATAACACTTTCGTTTAAAATACCAACAGCACCACTTCCAATCATATTGTATGGTGCATGACCAGCATGAATATTAATTTTCATTTTGTTGCCTCCTGTATTAAAAGTTAAAAAGAGGGGAGTGCCCTCTTAGTTTTTCAAATTTATTTATTTTCAATTTTGTCAAAATCAATTGCATTATCCAATTGAAGTTGAACATATTCTTCAATTTCTTCAAATGTACTTTGTACAATTTCTTCAATCATTGATTTTGTGATAATAGTTTTAATAGCAGTAGGGACTAAAGCATATAATTTGTCTACAACTTCGTTAAATTTTTTACCACCCATTTTAGTTGTATCTTTGTAATTTTCCTCTGCTTCCTTGATATAAATTACTGTTTTTGCAGTTAGTTCGGCGATAACTTCTTGTATTTCTTTAGCCTTTTCTTGTGCTTTTTTAGAAGTTTCTAAGTAAATAGCTAAACCTCCTGTTATTAAGGTAGCGATTGTTGTTAAAATACTATAAATAATTTCTAAATTCATAATAATCTCCTTTATAAAATTAAAAAATGGATATTTCTATCCATAAACTATTTCAATAGAACAAAATATGTTTGCTCTATTTTTTATTAATTAAATTTGCCAATAGATCTTTATTTGGTTTTAATCTTAAATTAACAAATACTTTTACTAATTCTGTGTATTTTCTAGATGCTTCACAATCAACATCTTTCAAGAACTTATTAGCTTCATTTAGCTGTTTTTCAAATATATTCCATGTTTCTTCTTTGTAATTTTCTTTTTTCAAACTCTCATTGCTCTTAACAAATTCTTGTAATTTTTTAATATTATCCATAAATATTTCTCCTGTATATTTTTTTAATTTGTGGGTTTTAATCTAAGCCCTATATAAGCCATTGTCAACGCTGTATCAGCTTCATCAACTTCTTTTTGTGTTGCCCCTGGATATTCCAATATTTCATGTGCTTTTTCTAACGCAACTGCAAAAGGCAGCCATGAACTCTCAATATATTTATCTGATTCTAGATTTTTATATTGATTGTACGTTTTCTGTAAACTTGTTTTGTTACTGGTTACAACAACAATTCTTTGCCATTTTTTAATACCAGTAGGGATGTTTACGTATTTAGATGTAATATCCCACCAGTCACCACCCAATACAATGCTTGGATCAACACTATCCTTTAATCCTATTACTATGCCTATTGGATAAATTTTATCAATCAACTCATTTTTAGCTACAAATAGTGATTTTAATCGAATTAATAAATAGCTTAAAGAGACAGTTCCAACACACTTATTTGAAACTGTCTCTCTTGAAAATAATTTTTTTATAAAATTTGGCATTATGCAAACACTTCATTAATTATATTATCAATATCACTTGTTGTAGCAAAATCAATAGTAATGTTTTCTAAATTATCTAACTTGTCTTTATACTCATTAGTGAAATCATTTGTAGATAACCCTTTACCATCTTCTTTATCTACTTTGCTTGTCACTTTACCATTAACAATAGTTTCAACTTGAGCAGATGTCTGGAATCCAGAATCATTAGTCAATAGAGAAGTTTTGGTTGGCAATTCGCTTTTTAAGGCATAAGAGCTTAAATCTACATTACCACCTAAATTATCCCATTCAGTACCAGTCCAACCAACATTGTCTCCAGCTTTAATATTGTTAGTACTATCAGCTGCTTCAATGTTCCACACATCACCTACAATATTTCCAGAAGTAGGCAAGGCTGCATAATTAGCTTTGCTTCCTTTGTATTTATAAACACTAGCTATATCTGTTTTCTTTGCATAATCGACAAGTTTAGAATCAACATTTTCAGCGGTTTGGAAATCACTATCATTTGTAAACTGACTTAATTTATCAGGTTTTCCAACAACATTCTCCCAATTTACGCTATCTGCTTCTCCGCCACCTGTAGCGCTTAAATTACCATCAGTGTCAATTGTTAAACCAGCTCCAACTTTAACCCCACCAAGGATAGTTGAACTAGCTTTTGGCAATGTATAATTGCTTAAACTTTTTAATTTATTCTTTTCTGCTGTTGTATAGTCTTCAGTAGACAGTTGTTTTCCGTCTACTTTGTCAACTTTGTTATTCAATAAAACATCAATTTGTCTTTTGAAACCAGTTGCAAATTTTCTTAGCAAATCTAATGTTATATGTATTTTATTCATCTGATCATTCCTCCTTATCCAAATAAATCTGAGATTATATTATCTACATCTTCGCTTGTTGCGAACTTGCTGTTATCTCCAGCTATCTCATCAATTTTTTGTTCGACAGATTTAAATGTTCCGTCTTCATTTTCTTCATTCTTATACTGAACTGCAGTAGCATCGACTAATGGAAATTTTCCATTATTTGCTTGTCTCAATCCTGAAATTAGAGTTACACTTCCTTTGTATTCCACTTTGCCTTCATCTCCTTCTATTTCTGTAATATTGTTGTTAATTTTTAATTGTCTTGCTACATTATCAAGAACCTCGTCGTTTGATAACGCTTTGCTGAATACTCTCACTTCTGAAAAATTGGCTCCTACTACTGCTTTATTATGCATTTTTGAATTTCCTATACATATTTTTAAATTGTTTGGCATTCTATCTGTTAAATATTCTTCAAGAATTTTATTTCCATCTAAATAAATAATTATTTGTTGTACCCCTTTATTAAAAACACAAGTTATATTGTTTTGATTAAATGCGTTTTTGATATTAGGAAACTGATTGTAATACTGTTTTGTATAATCACTCTTGCCATTTATATCCCTCTCTAATAACCCTACAAGCATAAGATTATTATCTTTTACTGTTGCCATAAAATCTAATGTGAAAAATTCATCTTCATTATAATTATAAAGAGAAAAAATTCTTCCATTATATTTAAGGTCAATAATGTTTCCAACATAAAACGATACTGTAAAATCTGTTTGGATATGAGGTATTTCTAAATATCCATTAACACTTGTAATATTCAAATTATTATCAATGTCAACGGTATTTAATTTTATATTACTTCCTTCAATAGAGTTTATCCATTCACCATTAGGTGTAAAATTTTCTCTTTCAAATTTACCAACCATACTTGTGTTTTCTTCTTCAATTTTAGCCTCAGTTATGCTATTAACTGTAATAGGTATATTTTTTTTTATTGATCCATCATTGGAAAATACTACCACTTCACATGAGCCTACACTCAATGCAAATAATGTGTTATCTTCACTTATTTGAACTATATTGTTATCTGTGGATTCTATAGTAATATTATTATTATAAATATTATCTGGTAGAAGTTTATATTTGAGTTTATATTTTGAATATAAATCCATAGTAACAGATTCCTCCGCCTGGATTGATTCTGCAAGAATATCAAAACTTTCCATAGTATTATATGTAGAAAAATCAATTCTACCATTCCCGATTTTATATCTATGATATTGTTTTAAAGGATTACATCTTCTAACTATCTCGTCTATCACTTCATCTTTAGTTGGCTTTTTACCATGTTTTTTAGTAAGTAACACTTGTATAATTCCTGCATATCCTGCCACTAGAGGAACAGAATAAGATGTTCCATTAAAATATCGATATATAAAATTTTTTGTACTGTTTGAAAATTCTGGAGCGTAACCAAATGCCCTTTCTGCTAAATCAACACCTTGGCACCAGGTTGATATTTGATATATGGTATTGTTGTTCCCTAGTCCAGCAACATAATGCATAAACCCGCCATCCTCAATCAAATGAGAACCTGGATATTCGGTTAAAGTATGATCATCAGTGTTTAACGCACCATCACCATCATTCCCAACACTGGAAATTACAAGTCTCTTTTTATTATTTGATAATGATGCAGCAATTTTAGTGGCAAGTTCTAAATTGGTGAATGATTGAGCTAGATATATTATATCTATAGTATCATCATAAAAATCACGAATCAAATTAAAGTAAGCATCAGTCTTATAACTATCATTGTTCATTGAGTCTAATAATTTAAACTTACATCTAGGCAATACTCCATATATTTTATTTGAAGCTCCAATAACAGATAAAGTTTTAGTACCATGAGATTGAAAATCGCCTTGAGCAATAGAAGCGTTTGTTTTGTCAATTAAAGAAGTAGGATTGGTTGCAGTATTAAATTGTTTATGCTCAAGTATTCTGTTACTTTCAATTTCTGGATGATTTAGTGCATAGCCATTTTCTTTAGAACTAACTACTAACCCCTCACCATATTCAGCAGATTCCCAAACATCAGTAACATGAGATTCTTTTATGTTCATACATTTTGCATATTCTTCTTCATTGTAAATAATTGCACTTCCAAAGTACCAGTCTTTAGGAATAGATGTTTTTTCTAATTTTTTGCGCACATCTCTTTCATATAGTTGATCCATTGTCATATTTTCGAACTCTCTAGGAGGTACAAAATCATACATAATAATGGAACCAAACGCCTTGTTATTCCTATCTGGAAGGGAATTGATCATATTTGTCATAGCACTTTCATTTGTACACATTGGATTGTTTTGAATATGTACATATTGCAAAGCGTTAGAGTTAGTAAATTCTAATTTGTTAATATTGTTATTGTACGCTACAAATTTCTTTAATAAGGTACATAAATATAAATTAATATTGTTAATTCCATTGTTCGAAATATCTATTTCAGTAATATTTTGAGCATTATTTATAACAATATAATGAGAATCAGTATTTCCGAAATCATGTTCAACAACAATTTCATTTTTACTTAAATTATAATTTTCAGTTTCTGTTCCAAATTTGACAGAAACTGAATTAACTCCTTTTAATTTTACTATTATCCTTTGTTTGCTGGAAACAAAGGATAATGATCCTATAATATTTGCCACGTCAAACCTCCTTATTTACAAGTTACAGTCTGTGTACCCAAATTTGCGTTGTCGGACTTGTAAATATCATAGTTCTCTGTATATCCAGACGCATTTGTAAATTCAATAGTGGCAACTTTAGTAAATCCTCCATCGAATCCACCAACATTGAAATTGACAGCACCATAACGAGCTGGCACAGCATAGAATAGATATTCATTTTCTCCAGCAGTAGCTGTAAATGTTTTGTTTTTATTGGCTTGCAATCCTTTTGTTAATGTTAATACAAATGTACTATCGTATGTACTAGGCACTGCTTTGGCGCCCCAATACACACCGTTTAAAAAAGTGATGGCAGTAGTTTTAGTTGTGCTTGCATCTTTTTCATCTACTGCTCTTAATGTAAATGTTTTATTTGTTGTAATATTTTGACCTGTCAAGGTCTTAGAAGTGTCAGTTGCAGAAACATTTGTACCATCTAAAGTTAATGTTTTAGCCTTTTTGTTTAATGTCCAGTTTAAGACAACATCTGTGATTGTTGTACCCATTTCCTGAGTGTTTTTGTTATTTGTGAATGAATTAATAGCTATGGGTTTGTAATTAAACTCATCCTGAGTAACGAAATTTGCATTAATATATTCTAATGCATGCTTTAGTCCGTTAGTCCCTACAACTTTTTCCGCTGTTTGTTCGTCAATTAAAGCGTTTAGTGCTTTAGCACTTAATTTTGTTTTTACCATTTTACTTCCTCCTTTTATTTAAAATCGTAATTTTATTCTTGTTAGAAAAAGTCAATTATTGTTAAGATAATTGACTTTAATCATTACATATACCAGATATGATGAATTATTTCTTTTGGGTAAATACTTCGTCACATAATTTATCTACCTCTTGATTATTAATAAAATCAATAATACAATTGCAGTTTTTATTTGAATTAAACACATCATTGCATATATCATCTATTTCTTTAAATGTAGCAAAATCTATAGTTGGATTTTCATTTATTTTTAGATTTGGAGTAATTATTTCACTGTCCTTATTTTTTATAATCAGTCTAAAAGAATCTTCTGTATCCTCATAGATTGATATAGTAGGGGAGAAGCCATTAAACCATCCGCTTTCTATTTTGTTAATCAGATCATCTTTTAAATCTAATAATTCATCATATAAAAACTTTATATTTGGATCTAATCCCTCTACCTCATCGTCTTCATCAAAAATAGAACGCATTGTTTTTAGATAAAACTTGTTAGATACTTTGATAAAGCTGTTTTCATTAATTGATTCACCAGGCTTAATTTTTTTATTTCTAAAAGCAACTTGACATAAGTATTTGCCTGGATATCTAGTCATAAAAGATGGTATTTTAAACTCATTATTTTCAATTAAGATATGCTTAACCTTTTCGTCATGTTCGCTTCTAATAATTACATAATAATAAAAACCAGGTACAAATAAGTCCTGGTTTGTAAATCTTATTACATTAGAATTAATATCATGCTGGTTTCCAACCTTGTACTCATATATTTTAGTTTGTTCACCAAAAGTTAGAATTTTATCAACATAAAAATTATCCATCAGTTGCTCCTTTCTTACTGTTTTATTTACACTGTAACAGGAATAGGTGGCGCTCCAGTGTTCATTAATACAACAGTAACCTTAAATGATGACTTTACTGTTGTGTCAATCCAATCAAGATTGAGCTCATCATTACTCTCTATATAGATGCGTGCTTCTTCTTGTGAGATTAATCTGGTTCTTCCCATAGAAATATCATGAACACTTATAGACAATATGATTGTATTGGTTACATCAAATCCGATAGGTAACGGTTTTGAGAACGATGCATAATCATAATTAACATCAAAATTGAATTCTACAGTTGAAATATTAGGAACTTCATCTTCTAAAGCTAATCTTCTTAGACCATTATTTGAACTAATCCAGTAGGGGACGGAACTGCTTTTAATTCCTACTTTAATAGAACCATCGCCAATTACAACAAAAGGATAGTTCTGTGTTGTATTATTTTCCTGAAATGATTCAGCACCAATTAACTCATATTCCAAATTAGAAATTTTTCCTTTTATTTTTGCTCCATCACTTAAAATTCCTCCCATTGAAGTCATAATATCATATTCATTCGAGTTATTTCCTATTTTACATTTTGGTATACCACTTGAATACAAACACATCTGGTTAGAATTGTTTCCAAGATTAAATTTATTACTTAAATTGTTAAACAGCCTATATGTAGTACCACTTGAGCTAATCCAATAAAATTGAGTGCTGTTATTTTTTAAATAAACATTTCCGTTATTAAAATGCAAACCGCTATTTAACCGAAGCTCACCAGTTAATGTACCTCCATTTATATTGAGTTTGTTATTTAAAAGACCGTTGATTTCAGTTTTATCATAATAGTCTTCCAAACCAAAAGCTGTTGGTAATACAAAATTAAGTACTGGATTATTTTTATCTCCAACTAAAAAAACAGCAGCACTTCCTTGACTAACAGTACCAATAGTAAAATTTGGAGTGAACTCACCATTGTTCAATTTGGTAGTTAAAGTTGAGTGTATACTATTGCAGTTATTTATTGCAGTAGTAGTAGCAGCTTTACGTTCGTTTTCGCTATTTATTCGTTCGTTTTCATTGGTTTTTCTAGTATTCTCATTGCTTATTCTTTTTGTTTCGTTAGCTTTTCTAGTGTTTTCATTAGAATTTCTAGTATTTTCACCAGAAACTCTTTCTTCCTCATTAGATTCACGGGTATCCTCGTTTTGTTCTCTTGTACTTTCATTAGAATTTCTAGTGTTTTCATTAGAATTTCTATTAGATTCAGCGTTTTGTCTAACTGCTTCATTTTGAGAAACTTCGTGTTCTAATTGCAATAATGTCTCAGTTTGTTCTTCTACCAATCTTAAAAGTTCATCAACTTTATTCTTTTGTTCTGTTACAATTTCCTGATGCTGTTTTGCTTGCTCAATTAATTCATTTAAATCATCTCTGAGATATTTGTCTATATATTCTTCAACAATAGAAGTTACTGCTTCTTGCCATAATAAATCATCTTCTGGTAGAATATTTCCACCAGTTGATTTATTAACTCTAAAACTTAATTGATTTGTATTTACTACTTTGTTTTCCTTGTATAAAGAAAAAGCAATGTTGATATAACCATTGCTTTCAAATGCATTTGGTGGAATTGTGAAAATATTATTATTCAGTCCTCTTGGATGAGCTATTGCTTGTCCGTTGTTTATATATCCAACTACTGGAGTAATAATATATAAATCATCAAAAGAAGGGTCTTTTTCAAACTCTATTTCAATATTACCACTATATTGGGATGGAATATTTTTGAAATCTGCAAATAAATTATTTCCATGTTGAACAATTTTCAATGTTTGTTACCATCCTATTTTATTTTTGTCATTAAAAAAGATTGAATGTCTTCAATCTTTTTTTCAATTTCTTCATCCATAACTATAATAGTATGGCGTTCGTTTTCTTTAATCTTTTGTCCATCTTCATTTATTTCTGAATAAGTGAAAGTAAGGTTTTTACCTTCAGCAGTAGTAAGTGAGGTAAATGAAGTTATAACTTTTTTTGTCATTGTTATCCTCCTTGTATCAAATTGTTTAAATAATTTTCATACCAGTATAAATCAATACTATTATTTTCAATTGTATTGATATCTTTTTCATTTTGCATTTTAGATGAAATATCTCCAGACATTTTTGAATTAACAACCATTCTATCAGACTCATATCCTTTTTGTTTAACTTTGACAGACCAATCAAATTCTAAATGCGGAGTTCCTGAAACTATAAAATAGTTTAAAGTTTTTTCTTTAACATAAACATCTCCAATACCACATTTTGTTAAGTTAACATAATATTTACATGCAGTGTTAATTGTTTCAATAAACCTTGAGTCGAATGCAATTATACATTCTCCATTCTCATTCAAGATGCCACTTCCCACATCTTCAAAAAAACATGACGGTGATTCAATTGCATTTAATGCAACACTACCATAATTGTCAGTATTAACTATTCTGTTTTTTGTGCCATGTACATAAAGGTTCCAACAATGAACACCATCACTTCTGATTTCCATTTGTCCAGAACCGCTTTTATTTGACGCAATCCAAATATCATTAGAAGCACGTATAGCTAATTTCGGATCAGGTGAATCATATATTTCAGATTTATTTTTTAAATAAATTGGACAACTAAAATATGAATCTTCTTCAAACATAATAGGAGATATACCGTTTTGTTTGTCAAATTTCATATACCTATAAGAAGTTGAATTGTTTTCTCCCTCGGTAAGAAAGTAGCTTATTGCCAAATAATTATTTTTTGAATTGCACAATGTTAAAAAGTTATTTCCTGAATACATATTTCCAACAAAATTTTCACTATTGTAAGGAAATTTCAATACATTGCAGGAGATATTCTCACTACAAGAACTTTCACTATACACATTATCGCTTGATAAATAATGTGTATTAATTGAACCACCCTCTAATGTAACAATTTTTCCACTATCATCTACTATAAATTTATCGCCGATATTAATCGAACCTTTTTTTATTTCAACTGTTCCATCAGGTGCTACTTTAAAATTATTGTTAATATTAATAGATGATCCCGATTCTATTTCTCCAACTATAAAAGCTTTTTTTGCTGTTAAAGTGCCATCTTTGTCTACTGTAAAATTATCATTAATATTAATCGTAGAACCATATATTGTACCTGTAAATTCACCATTTATCGCTTTTAACTCATTAGCCACCAGGTTTCCATCTCTATCAATATACAACATTGGGGTACCGTCTTTTTGTACCTGAAATATATTTTTAAACTGATTGTTATTATTTAGTACATTTAAAATTAGTCCATTGTTGTCAAACGACATTACAGCATCGCTATCTGAACTGTACAATCTTAAATTTTCTCCAATAATAAATTGTCCAACAACATTTTCTGCCAATACTCCAAATTGTTCTTTTATTTCTCCAGTTATCGGATCTTTTGATGTGAATTTTCCAATTGCAGCTTTAACAGTTTTCCAATTGTCGTTAGTTATTGCAAGTGTAGAGTTTACTAAACGTAACTGAGTATCTTCATATTTTCCAGTTATATCGTCAACATTTCTACATAGCAGCCCATTTCGATCAATAACTATATTATTATCATTAGAGTCAGTTATTTTTTGGGCGGTTGCATTAAATCCATTTTCAATCCAATTAGCAACAATTTTATTAGTCTTATCATTTTGCTCAGCTTGATTGGCAATATAATCATAATTAGTTGACATTGATTTAGCAGAGTCCAAAATACTCTTAATATCTGACATATAGGTTTCATTTTTTTCGAGCGTAGAGAAAGATATCCCTATATTTAATATATTTGAATAATCTAAACTCCAATTGACAAATCTTAATTTAAATATGCGACTATTTATTTCAAGCCTAATCCAATTCCCTAAAACAAATTTTTTTTTAAAAGGGGTAAATTCTTTCATTGTCATAAAATTGCTTAATGTTGCTGAGACGGTATATTGAAGATTTGATGCTTTATATAGTTCTTTTTTTGCAGTTTTTAAAAATTCATCAGCCTTAGAAATCAATTTGGAATTAGATAATCCATCAGAGATGTAATTGCTATTTTCGTATACATCTTCTCTTCTGTAAGCGTTGAATACTTTCCATAACTCAACGCCTAAATAGTTTTTTAAATCTAAAGATTCTTGAACATTAGCTTTAATTTCTTCTACTAGTAATGTAATATCATCAATATATTTTATTTCACTATTTCTTACCTCAATTTCCTCTTTTAACGAATTCAATCTGTTGTAATATGGTAAATAAAAAGTCTTATACAAATCAGCTCCCTCTGAAGCCTGATCAATTTCTATTAAAATATTTAACGCAGACTGATAAGCATCGCAAAATGACGTAAGTCTGTTTAGAGAATAGTAGGAGAGGGCGCTAATAAAATCTGTATCTGACTCAGTATACTTGATAGAGAAAATATCAAATATACTTCCATAATCTTCATCGTTTTTTTTAAGATTTTTTTCTATTTTTTGACTTATGAAAGCTTCATAATTATCGTATATTTTTACTCTAATTAAATCAGTAGTTGCCACATCTTCTTTATCGCCATAATTAGTAATAGTGATAGTTCCACTCCAAATACCATAATGGTATTCTTCGTCATCAGTTCCATAATAGTCCCATGATAATGTATTTACAGTAACATTAAAATTACTATATATTAATACTTTAGCATAATTTTTAATAGTGCTTTCAACAGTATTTGATGAAGTAGAATCGCTAACTTTAACTAATCCAAGTGGACTTAAATTAGACTCGTTTAATTTGGAAATTTCAGTTTTAGATGTGTGTTCCTCATCTAATATTAATGGCATTAAATTTGATTCTAAATATAATTTAAAATCTATCAAGTCATAATACACGTTAATCAACTTGTTATATCCAATTATATTGTCATCAAATTTAATATAAGAATTTCTTAATAACTCTTTTTCTCCATCGTCATTGTATTTGTAACTGGAATATTTTTCATCATTATATTTATCTACCAAACTATTATAATTGTTTACTATTTGTGTATCTGTACCTATATTTGGTTTAAAATTCTTTATACAGTCATCATAATCTCTATCATATTCATTTAATTTATTTATTAAATCAATTGGCATATCATTTTTTGTATCATTTGAAAAATTAAATATATAATCACTGCCATTAGGATTAACTCCCTTAATTGTAGCAGTCATTAATTCATCTCCAGCTTTTAATCTAAAACAGTTTTTTAAATTATCGGAATTTGTTTCAATTGATACTTCTTGTGCTAAATTTTCTGTAGATATAAATATACCAGTATCTTCACCATAACCTTTTTTTATATTGTTAGAACCACAACTAGGACATATATCTGTAAATTCTTCACGTATTTCACAATCATAACAGTATGATAAGGTGTCATATACATTAATTGTTCTTGTAGTAGTATCAAAAAGAAACAAACATTTTATTTCATTTGCTAAATCACCAACTAGAAAATCATAAATACTTGTTCCGTCAACAGAAAAAGTTCTTTGAATATTCCAAAGAGAAACATCAACATATCCTACTTGATAATGTGGTGCCTTTTCTAAAATACGATGAAGTAGCGAATTTGTTATATCGTTAGGTTTATAAAATGTTGTAGGTATCTTATATTCTTCTCTTAAAATATCTGTTTCTGTGTTTATCTCTATGTTATATAACATAATTTGAGATAATTCAGCTTCACATAGAGAAGTAAGAGTGATATTTTTAATTGTTTCAACAGTGTCAGTACATGATATTTTCGCCTGATAATATTCATCTATTTCTGGAACATATACAATCCTCAAATCTTTTAACTCATCCCATCCATTAGCCTTGTTGTTATTGACTTCTTTTCTGATAGTAAAACTAATTTCATTTGCCGAATTGTAGTTTTGGTTTATTGTAATGTCACTAATATTATTTAAAATTGACATTTTATGCAAGCTTCTATCAGCTAAAACAAATGTCAATTCTTTTACAGAACCATCTTTATGAAAAAGTTTGTTTATTGACATAATATTGGAACCTTTCTTAATGGGCGATATTTTATATTAACTTTACACGGTAATGAAAAAGAAAGCGTATTAACAAAATCACTCTTTGTTTTATACAGTTTTAAAAAACAGTAATTGAAATCATCATAAAGATTATGTTTATTCTCACTGGACAACAATATTTTATGTTCGTTATCAAATGTAATAATTTCATCAGCTTCACAGTTTTTTATACATAAATCAAGCTCATCGTTAAGTAGATTTTTTATTAAAAGATCGCCTCTTTTTTTTAATTGAATTTCAACAAGAGAAGGGGAAAGGTGACCAGTTTCATCACTGTCATTAATTATATCATATGTACTATTTTCTGAAAGTATCTCAAAATTAATATTTCTTTCAACTCCATAACCAAAGGAAGAATTAGTTTCAAAAGCAACAATTAACTTATAAATATGTTCACCATGTCTCACAAAATCAATTTTTACAAATGAACCATAAAACACTATGTCATCAAACTCTTCGTCACATGGTTGAAATTCTTCATAATCATTGCCAGACAACCAGTTTATGATATCTTCAAGTTCATACTGGTCAAAATAATTCTTATTATTATCACATGGACGCTTGCATATCCCAAAAATAGCAGACAGGGGAGACTCATGTGAAACGTATGTTTTATTATATTTTTCACTATTTGGCATTTTTATTGTATTAAAAACAAATTTTACTCCTTCAACTGTGTTATTTCCACTATTGTTGTTTGGGTCACACATAATAAGATCAAACTCACTAAGCAATTTATCTTTATATTTAAAGTCTTTTATTTTCACTATTTTCCTCCTTTACTTTAATTATGACAATATAAAAAAAACGCTTATAATGCAGTATTCTCTTTAAAACTAGAATGTTTTTGAGAAAGTACTGCACAAAAAAGCGTTTTAAAAGTCTAATAAACAACGTAAAAATAATAATAAATATTATTGAAACATAAATATAAAAAGATTTAATTTAAATCTGAATTATAAGTGAAATTGTTTGTTGTATTATATTGTTGCATGATCTTTGTTGCGACAAATTTTCATTAATATTTTCAACATTAATTGTTGATAATTATATCTTCTTTTATTAGTAGTATTAAGAAAATAACAAAGTGTTGCTTCATCTATTTTATAGAGGTCGCACATTTTTTTTATTAGACTGTCTGATGGTTGTTTAGCACCACGTTCTATAGCATTTACATGTTGTTGTGTAACATCTAGTCTTTCAGCAACATCATTAACAGTGTAACCATAACAATTTCTTAATATCTTATAAATATTTAGTTCGTTTTTATTCTCAGAATCTTCCATAAGCCCTCCTAGAGAAATAGATTAAAAATAATTAAATTTCAGGTATTTTAAAAAGCACTTTGTTCAGATATTAAAAATTATATTTAATTAATATTATCTAAACTTTTTGATGTATTCTTTTTTCGCTCTCCAGTTTCATTTTCAATTTCAAATATTATTAAGCTATATAATTTTCTAATAGTTTTCATTTTTCTCCTTTCTTGAACAGTAGACAGTCTAAACCCCCTCCTAGAGGGGCGAGAGACAAAGATTGCTAAGATTATTTTAAATGTTTTAAAATAGTTTCGATTATTTTATGTTTAAAAATATTGACAATACCTAATATTAAAATAATCACTAGAACAAATCGAATGATAACAAACTCTAATAAGTAACTTAATAAATTTGGTAAAAATAACTTTACAAGTATTTCGTGTTTATTAATCCATTTCTCGACAATATTGAAGAAATACTCGATTTTTTTTAAACAAACAACCATCCATGTAACAATCTTCACAATAAGTCGTGCTTTGTCTCTCTTTCCCTTTAATTGCATAGGCGAAATTCCTTTCTGTTCTGATCTTTTACAAGTTCTGTTCGCTTTTCTTTACCTGATTTAATTATAACAATAAAACAACTAAAATACAAGTAGGTTTAGATTTAAAATAAATCTTTTTTTCGGCGTAAAAATACGTGTTGTTTAGATTTTGATTTGTTTTTCTTCATTTTATTTTTATCAAGGTCCTTAATTATCTTTAAACCATTTTCATAATTAATTTTAGCACTACGTGATGCTTTTACAGCATCATGCAACTCTTTGTTTCTCTTTTCACAAACTGTCATCAGTTCATAAAATTTTAGTTTTTGTTTTGAAATAAAATTCTCTTTTATTACTAATGCATTTTTCAACAATTCTATCTCTTCATTAGCTCGTTTAAGCTGAAGTTTAAGTTTTTGGTTTTCCTTGTTTAAAGTCTCTATTTTATTTTGTTTCATTATTATTTCCTTTTATTCTGTAAAATAAAAAAGAAGAGGAATCTACAGACTCCTCTTTGCCAGCACCCATAAGCCATTTTTTATTTTTTACGATTACATGTTAATTAATTGCACTTACCTCATAAATCTTCTGTTTGATAAACTGTTACCACCTGTTAGTGTGGTGTTAACCTTAGTTAATATCGCATTATTAAACTTAGTATCAGTAATTAGAGCTGACTTAAATTCCTCGTAATTTGTAACATTTGGCAAAACTATTTCCATGCCATTGAAATTATATGTTGGTGTACCGTTTCCTATTTGATTGTTAACCAAATTGTTTAATGACGGTAATGAGGCTACAAATTTATCAAATTTAGGCATCATGTTTAGCGGAATAATTCCTTCACCTTTTTGAAGAGTGTTGATGGTAATAGAATCATCACCATTACTGCGAGCAATAGTTTTTAAACTTCCGACAATTCCTCCAGTAGAATACCCCATAATATTACGAAAATTGGACAACATCCAACTGTTTTGTCGAGAATTTCCAACATATGTACCAGAACCACCTAATTTGTCGTAATAAATTTTACGCATATTAAATGAAGAATCAAAGTCAAAATATTTGAGGGCATCCACGAGGCTTTGGTATCTATCCAATTTTCCCTTTGGATAGGTATCTTTCTTGTGAACGAAGATACTTTTATCTCCGCCACCACTGCTGCCTCCAGAACCACCAGCACCAGATCCATTTGAACTTGAATTCTGATTTTGATTCTGATTTTGTTGAGCCTGTTGCTGTTTAATGACTTCTTCTTTAGCTTTTTGCTCTGCTTCAATTCTGTCTGCTTCTGCTTTGGATTGAGATGCCATGTAGTCAATTCCGCTCTTAATTGCATCTATAGCACTTTGAAGAGTAGTCATTCTTGAGCTGAAATTACTGTCATAATTATTAATAATATTAGCGATTTCACCATCTTTGGCATTAAAGATAGTGTTAAACGAGTCACTTAAATTATAACCAACTTCATTAGCACTGTTTTTGATGGTTTCGGCTACCTCAGTACTGTTTTCGTTTATTTTGTCTATTATTTCTGAGAATGTTTCGTCAAAACTGTCTAGGCGCTCATTCATCCACAACTCATAGTCGTCAACGAACTTATCCAACAAAGCTTCTTGGTCGCTTATATATTTATCATATTCAGTTTCTTCAAGGTCGTCCTGAGCCTTTTGCAATTCAACTTTCAATTCTTGAACAGTTTTCTTAGCTTCTTCAGAATTGTCAGTTGCGTAAGAACCAAGTTGTTTTTGAATTTGTGATATAGTTTTTGTTTTTTCAGCTATAGCTTTTTGATATTCATATAAATCTTTAGTACTATTTCTTAATTCACTGTTTAATTCAATCAATTCTTTTATGGAATCCAACTGAGTTTCATATCCATCACGTACAAGGTCTTTGATTGCTTCTTTTTCATTTTGAGCATTTGATATCATATCTTGTTGTAACTCAACAAGTTCCTGTCTTCTTTCAAGATAATCTTTGTTTAAACTGTCATCTTTATACTGTTTGTCGAGTTCGCTGATAGATTTAGCATATTCATCTGCTTGAGACATATAGGTATTATAATTAACACCATGAAGTGCCTGAATAGCTTTATTGTACTCTGTCTGATTTCCTTCGTCATCAAACATTTTATTGTTTTCCATTAAACTGATTAGGAAATCTGCTTCAGTTGTTATTTGAGATATTGTATCCTGAAGGTAATCAAAATTGCTCCATTCAATATCTCTAATAGTATTCTGAAAATCAACAATAGACTGATTAACATCAACAATCAGTTCGTTTACATCTTCAATTTTACCTTGCATTTTAAACCAGCTTTCGCTATATTGAACAATACTTTGGTCGTCCAGTGCTTTTTGCAAAGTTTCTGTCAGTGCTTTTTGCTCTGCTTCAAGATTTGCCAGGTTTTCTTCCTGATACTGAAGCATTATTTTATAATATGATGCAGAAGCTAATAAACCTTTTGACTCAGCTAAATTTGATGATTTCTCAACCTGACTGATAAATGATTCAATAAAATCAATCTTGTCATCATATTCTTTTGATACATTGTCAAATGTTTCAGAATAAATATCACTTATAGCTTTTTCAGTTTCCTGAATAGATGATAAAACCTCTCTTGCGCTGTTGTACCAATTCTGATATTCCTCGATTTTTGAAGCAAGAGCTTCATCTGTAATAGTTTCAATACTTAGTGCGCCATTTTGAACCAAGTTTTTATAATGGTCGCTTAAACCTAAAGACTCAGCTTTGTTTATATATGTAGCATAAGCACTCTGTTGCAATTCGAGTTGGTCAACAAGATTAGTTAATTCACTGCTTAATGCGGTATTTCTTTGCGACCATGTTTTATAAACGTTTGAAGCTGTATTTCCCAGTTTTTTAATCTTATCCGATATGTTATCTAAAGCAATAGACAGCCAATCAAAAGTTTTTGAAAACGACTTGTTTTCTTTGTTCTTTTTTTGTTTTTCAGGAGCGTATTTACCTGAACTGTATTTGCTTAATGGGGTATTTTTACCACTGCTGATTAGTGCAAGCTGTGCATCAATCTTACTAATAGCCTGATTGTACTCACTTAAATCTAATTCAATCTTATCAATATAATCAGGCATGTTGAATGAAGAAGATATTATACCTTTTATAGCATTAAAAGGAGTTGACACAACACTAAGAGTAGATTTAGTGGTTTTTGTTTTACTTCCACCAGCACTTGCCTTACCATTATATTCGCCAGTAACTTCCCCGCTTGAAGCAGCCTTTATTTGTTTTGCAAGGGCAGCAAAAGCTTTATTGGCAGCGTTGGCATTTACAATCATACCATCCATATTGGTTTTAGAATTAGTAGCAGCATCAGCTAGGGCGTTAGCTAAATTGTTTGATGTTTCATCAGCAACTTGTCCAACCAGTTTGTTGTAAAGAATCATGTCTCCCTGCATTGCTGCGTTAGCTGCCTGTTCTGCTTCAACTTGAGTAGCACCACACTCAATCAAATAGTCAATTAACTGTTGTCTTCCTTGAGCCATTAATTCAATCTGCTCTCTAGACATCTTTAATTCACCATTAGCAACTGCATTAGCTAATTCAAGTTTTGCTTCAGCTTCAGCTTTCTTACCTTCTAGTTCAGATTTTGCATTTAATAAAACCTGTTCTCTTGCTGTTCCGTCGGCTTTTATCTCAGCTTCTTTTGCAGTGATAAAATTATTGGCTATATCTTCATCTAATTTAATTAAACCATCTCTAGTAATAACCGCATTGTTAAATATTTCAGGGAATACATTGGCAAATTCTCTTGCTTCTTCAATGCCAAGAGTCCATCCACCATTTAATGCATCTTTTAGATCAGCTAATTGAGTTAAACGATCAGCCATATCATCAAGTATTTCAACTGTTTCAGACATACCATCAGCTATGTCAAAACTAAAATCAATTTCATTTTCTGAAGTTATTAATGATTTTAACTCCTGATTAAATATCTCAAGATTGGTTTTTCCTTCAGTTGAAGCGAAATCAATGTCTTTTATTGCCTTGGCTAAAATAGGGTAGTTGCCTAAGTCAACTAACTCTCCAGCTTTTAACAATTCAATTAACTTTTCTTTAGTTAATTCGATTCCTTCAATATCGAATATCTCATCAAATTTAATCTGATTATATGTATTAGGATCAGTTATTTGTAATATTAAATCAGCATATGCCTGAGCGTCTTCATAAACATATAAAATATCTTTTTCATCAGAAGATAGGGGTTGGTTTGATTTTTGCTTTTCTGCAATTTCATTATATATTGGTCTTATGCTGTCAATAACTGTATATTGTTCAGCCAATAATTCTTTTAATCTAGAACTAACAGAAACCATGTCGCTATATTTGTTAGCCCATGCTTCTGTACCTTCTTTTAGTTTTGATAACTCTGCACCCAACTGCTCATAACCTACTAAGAGTGTAGAAATATCAGTGCTTTCATCATCAAAAAGATATCCTGAGTCTACATTATTAAACTTGTATGATTCACGTGTTTGTTTGTAGTCATCTAAAACAGTTGTACCATTATCATTATTTCTATCATGAGAATATGTGTGATATTTACCATATGCATCTGCTTGAGCTAATGCTAATTCTCTTTGCTTATTATCTAATAGGTTATCCTCTAGCGATAACAGTGTCTCTAATTCTTTTCTAGTTTCTTTTAATCTTTCTAATTCGCTTGTTTCAGTAAATGAAAGATGTTCTTTAGAATTAAGCTCATCTATCTTCACTGATACATCATCTAATTGATTCTTTAAATCTTCAATTTTGCTTTCTGAATCAGAAATGCTATTTACTGCATCAGAAACTGCTTTATCTAGTTCTGCTTGAGTAACAACTAATGAATCGACTATTTTAAAAGCAAGCTCAAAACTTTTAGCTATAGCCATCATTGCAACCATATTTCCACCTATAGATAGAATGGTTTTTCCAAAAGAAGCTAATTTAGGAATAAATCCATTTATTCCAATTGTATTTTCCTTAATTGCTTGTCCCCATGACATTTGGTAATTTTTAAAATCTTCTATATCAGTTTTACCACTTTTAACAGTTCTAAGGTATCCTATTATTTTATCGTCTAAGTTTTCAAATTGTTTAGCTAATTCGGTAATTGATTTACTTTCGCTATCATTAAAATAATTAAATATTTTCTGTACTTTATTTAGTTTTAATTCACTATCACTAGCATCTCTTTTGTATTGTAATATTTCTGAAAACAATGAATCTATCTAACTGTTTTTAATTTTAATTATTTTCAAAATATGTTACAATATAAATGTATTGGAGGAAATAATAATGCTAATAGAGTGCCCAGAATGTAATCATAACGTATCAGATAAAGCAAAAATCTGTCCAAATTGTGGGATCGATATTCAAGAATGTTTGCAAAAAAGAATATTTATAGAAATATGTCCCAAATGTGGGTCTACGACCTGGCATAGTGAGGGAAAATGTGAGGTTTGCGACACTGATATCATAAACACTGAGTTTTATTTTTTTACCACAAATCTTGAAAAAGCAGAAATTGCTAGAAATAAAGCTTTTGAAAAATATTGTGTAAACAACCCTGATTTTAGTAAAGAACTTAATGAAAAGTTTAAATCTTTATATCGTAGGGCAAGAACATTTGATTATACAGAAGAAGATGATAAGTTATGGCAAGAGTTTAAACGAGAAACTAGCAAAAAATATGGTCATCAAAAGCTAAAACCTGAACCTAACCCAACACAAGAGAAGTTTGTTGTCAAATGTCCTAACTGTGGTTCAACTAATACAAAACGTGTTACTGCAACAAGTAGAATGGCAGGGGTACTAACTTTAGGGTTGGCAAGTAGCTCTATTGGAAAACAATATATGTGTAAAAGATGCAAATATAAATGGTAGGGGAGAAGCAACTAAAAAAATCTAGTATTATTGTTACTAGATTTTTTAGCTTTTTTGCTAAAATAAAAAATAACTACCACTTCTGTTTTGGACAACGCTGAGGTAGTTATTCTACATTAACAAATTTGATTAACAAGTTATCAAATTTCTTCTTGCCATCATAGGCAAATATATTATAACTTATGGATATTTAAATATCAAGCAATTAAAGAAAAATAGTACTGAGATTACTATATTTAATTTATTTTTGCCCAAAGTAAAACAACTCCCTCATACGTTTTGGAGTGCGTGAGATAAATAAAGTTGTTTTACCTTAATAAGTTTGATTGTTAAATTGTTTTTTTTGTCATTATTGATAAGGATAATCAAACAAAAAATAACCACCTGTAACTTTGATCGAGTAAAATAGTTATTCCAATTTAACAAGTATATTATAACTTATAAACACATGGGTGTCAAGCAACTAGATAAGAGAAGCAATACTAACTGCTAGCTTTTTATTGCTCTGTTAAATTTAAAAGCAAATGTAACTAATACACTCTTCTTACAATCCGTTTACAATCGTAACATTTTAACAAAAATAAAAGACAGAAACTTGTCTGTCTAGATTTAAATTTCAATTATATAAAAACGGTTGCTATACTTATAATAGTAGCTATGACTCCTATAATCCCTATTATATTATTAATAAGAATTTTTCTGTTTTCTTTATTGCTTTTTATAATTGCTTTTTGCTTAAGATTTTCAGCTTTTATTTGTGTATTTTCAAGAATTTTATATATTTCTGAATACTCAAAATATGCATTTTCATACTTAGTATATTGTTCATCCAATGATTTGTTTTCAGCTTCTGATCTCTTTGCTTGAATCATCAAAGAGTTCGCTAAACAAAGTTTGTTAGTAATTTTTATTAAAAATTCGCCATTATCAATTAAAGATAAATCAACATTTTTATATTGATCCATGAATTCATAGTATTTATCAGCATATGCCAAACTGTTATATTTATAACAATCTAAAATTGCTCTTTTTGCATGGCTATATGCTTTAGTTAAGTTATTATTTACATTTTTTTCATCAGTATCAAATGTACATCTGCTTAAATGTGTAAAAATAGAACGTATTTCATTCAATATCTCTATAGGATAATTATCAGCCAAAATTTCATACGTAAATATCATTGGATTTATTTTATTTACATAGACTTCAAAAATACCATTTAGCTCAGAAATTTTACTACAAAGTAACTTACAATCAGTTTTAATCATATTTTCATCATTTTCTTCTAAGGTTTCATTTGAGTTTTGAGATATAGACAACAATGATTCTTTTTCTTTTATTGACATTTTTTAATTAATTCATCCAGTCTTTTATCAATTGATTCTATTGATGTTATTTTTCGTCTTGCTAAAAGTGGATTTCCTCTCCCAAAACTTCTATTACTTATTTTTGTTGAAAAAGCTAGAGGCTTTTTATTTTTTTTTTCAATAAACAACTTTTCATCTTCAAAATCCAAATTATTAATTTGCCGAATAGTCAATTCAGCTAAATTTTCAACTGCTATTTTTGTCTTTCTCATTTTACTCCCCTTCCAATTGTTAAGCGACAATATTGTTCTTATATGCTCACTAATATGGACATTTTCTTCTATAACATATTAATTATATATGTATTTTAAAATGATTTAAATCATCTGTATGAAAATAACATAATTTCACATAATTTTAAATTGATGTAATATTATAGTAAAAATAATTAATTTTGTTTAGATTTTTATCTTAGACAATCTAACCTAATTCTAAGACCAGTCTGGAGTACACATTAATGAATAGGGGAGATATCGTTCTCATATCCATTGAGGTTTATACTCTCTGAACGTTCTCATATACACTGTTATATATGAGATATCGCTGCGGATTATACTATATATCTATTTAGGTTTTCAATATATAGTGTTTTCCCGACTTAGTATGTGTTTATTACATACGATAATGGAATCTTAACCATTACCCAAATTAACCTCTTTTGCCAAAAGCTTCTTGCTAATAATACGATTATTGTTATTAGCTCGTTAAACTCACGTTTAAGCTTTATCTGGGCATAGATTATGTCGGCAACTGTATATGTATAAACATACATTTACCCAACCCAGACCTTTTGCACCTAGAAGTCCTCCACTTATTGCTCCTATAGTGCCAGCACTACCTATAAGTTCAGCAAGATTCTTAATTACCTGAAGTAGGTCTGTTAATAAATCTATACTGACTTTGATAGCACTGCTATCTAACATTGTAGTTGATAAAGATTCCCATGACGCTTCTAATTGCTGAGCTTTAGCCTCAATTGAATCTAACCAACGTTCCTGTTCCTTTAATGCTGAGCCTTCGGAGTTGATAGAAGCCTGAAGTGCTTTTTGCATTTGTCCTGATTGTGCTGATTGAATTAACGCAGCAACCTGGTTCGCTCTTTGTTTCGTTTATGTTTTGAAATACTCGTAAAATATTTCATGTTGTTAATTTGTTTTTTAATATTTTTTCTATTTCGTTAAATTTATAATAAGGAATCCTAATCGCTAAGATTTTTATTAACTAACAACACTCACACTTTCGTGTGAGAGTAGACTATTTCTTCACCCTTTTTAAAAATAAAGGGGTACCTTTTTCGATTTAAGGGAGTTTCACCCACGCCATTTACAATTGCGCCCTACGATTGTTGACTTAGATATTCAGGATTTCCACCTTTATTCTCAAGTCTAAGTCTCGACATGAATCTAGTCGTTGAACGTTTACCCTCGTCTAAAGCACCATATGTTCTATGGAATACGTTAGGGTACTTCGCTGCACGAACGCCCAATCCTTACGTTGTAAAACTATCATAGTTTAGTTTCCTAACTATTGTAGTGTAAGGCTCTAAGGGATTACCTGCAATTAAGTGTATTCATATTATGTATTACTACACAATCAGGCAAACATTTGCCTGCTATAATTTCAAGAAGATCAGCTTGATCAGTTTGTGATATATGATCCCAAACTTTTGCTATTTTTTCAATAATCTCATAGGTACTTTTAAAATTTCTGCTATCATCAAAAATATTAACATTTCCCTTAGTTAGATTAAGTATTTGGGTTTGAATTTTACTTATCGATTCAACATTTTCATATTCTTCGCCTAGTTTTTCTAGATCACCCTTCATCATTTCTGTTACTTTCACCATGACTGGCTACTGACTATAAACTTTATAGCGGTTAGTCATTTCTGGCTAACTCTCACGTTTCATTTTTTTTATTTGGGATTATAGCGTGAGATCGGACTGTATATTACCATTTCTAATATCTATTAGAGAGTGGAACAACTTCAATGTTTATGTTGCCACAAACATCCTGCAGTCTCTACGGATTTTTGTAATATCGTTATTTCTTATATTTAAACTTGTAACCTAATAAACTTTTTCTAATTCCCTCAGCAACTCTCCAAATACTGTAATTGTTTGTATTCAATTCTTTTGATGCTTCTATAATTGCATTAAATGATTTTATATATTTATTATTTTTATCAAACATATCTATTGGTTGCCTAAATTTTTCAAATCTATTGGTTCTAAACTTATATTTATCATAATCATGTAAATAATACCAGTAATATCCAGAAGAATAATTTCTTTTCTTACGTAAACAAGAAGCGATATTAGATGCTTTAACTCCCGACTTTAATTGTGCTTCTGAAATACTTTTATACTTGTTAATAATGTTTCCACTTAAATCTGTCTGCACAACTGGGGAACAATCAGGACGTTGATAATTATTAGGATATATTAATTTTTTTGAATATATAGCATCATAAATTCTGTGTTTATCTATATTTAAAATATTTGCTATCTCTGGAATGTTTTTACCTTTATTTAGCATATTTTGAATGTTTTTAATATTTAATTTATTACTATAATCATAATTTATATAACTTGGCAATTCACTAATATTAAAAAATATTCTACACATTTCTAATACTGTGTAATCTCTTATATCTAATGCATAAAATTTAAAATTCCTAGCAATCCAAAATTCTTTTTTTATTAAATCTTTTTTTTTACTATATTCATTATCGTGATATTCACTCTGTACTTCTATTGCAATTTTTAGTCTATGATTAACAATATCAGTTGGCATTATTTTATTTGTAATTGGATTTCGACAAGAATTATCTTCACAAATAGTATCAGGGTAGTTGTACATAAAAACTTGTTTTAATATTGATGCATGTAGCGATTCTATTCTACCATCACAATTAGGACATAATATAGGGGTTCTATTTATTCCTTTTCTATAAACATTAATCCATTTCTTTTTTACAACTTCTCCACATCTATTGCATCTAAATAGCAACTCTGTTTGATTGTTAATATATTTTTCAGATAAACAAGTAAAATTGTTACCTATTTTTGACTTTAAATAAAAGTTGATATTGTCGATAGTATATTTGTTTGAATTTGAAAATCTTCTAAATTTTGATTTTCTATGTATCAATTTATCTAAGATAACATAAACATAATACCCATCATTGTCAGTGCACAATAATTTTGATTTAGTGATTATAGATGAAATATTCATGTTTTTATTAACCAATTTATAATTATGAAGTTTTAAAGCTTCTTGTATTTTTTCAAATGTATATTTCATATTCCTTCTTTTTTACTTTGTTATGGAAAAATTAAATAGTTATATTTTATTGATATTACAAATCTTTCCTCGGTCTTTAGCATCCCATTGTTTTTTAACCGATATAGTTGTTATCTATGTTTTTTACGAAACATAGCATATAGATTTCTCTATATGGAGGCATGAAAATTTACCTCGCAAACGCATGCTTAATACTTTTATTGCATTAGATTGCTCAGAAGCATTTTGAGTTATTTCTGAACCCCCAGTAATCATAGCCAATGTTTGGTTAATATCATTTCCAGCAAAAGCTAATGCACTAGCTGAATTTTTTAATCCATCACCTAAAGAAGCTGAATCTGTTGCAAATTCGTTTCCAAGTTTGTTAAGTTTATCAACAACAGTAATTGCATTTTTTGCTTCGATATTAAAACTTTTTAATGCAGTTACGATATCTTTAACTGCTGTCTCATCATCTACTTCTCCAACATTTGCATATATAGCCGAAACTTCAGAAAGTTTTGCACTGTCATCTAAACTAAATCCTAATTTTGCCCATGTGGCAGTCATCTCAATAAGAGAACTTAGACTTCTACCTAATTCAACCGCTTTTGAACTAGCGTTAGTTAAAAACTGATTGTATTTTCTATCAGTTTCATCAGTCACCTTATATAGATTTGTCATTGCTGAATCTATTGCAACTACATTTTTAAATAAGTCTTTAGCACTTCTAACAACTTGCATTACAATAGTTCCAGCGCTAATCCACTGACCAAACTTACTCATAGAGTTTTTAAGTTCATCACTAAAACTTCTACCACTGTTTCCAGAGGCTTGGATTTCTGCTGTCAAAGCTGCGAATTGTTTTCTTGCAGTTGTCAATTCTTTGACATTTGTTGCATTTTGCATTTTGTTTCGAGATTCTTCTAATGCAGTACCATATTCTTTTGCAGCTTTAGTATTTTCGTTTATATATTTTTTAACGTTATTAACTGCTTTGGCCTGGTCTGCTAAGAAATTTATGCTTTTACCATTTGCGAGTTCCTTATTATATGTACTGATGTCACTTGATAATATTTTAAAATTACCATCAAGCTTACTTAACGCAATTGATTGTGCTCCTAAATCAGACATTCTTTTAATAGCTTCAAATTGTTTAGTTATTGAAGCAAGTCTTTGTTGAAGTCCACTGTCATCAATGTTTAACTTACCAAGGTTATTTAAGCCTATTGCAAGTTTATTCATTTTATTAATATTAGATACAACACTGTTGATCTGCTTATTAACACCACTAGCATCTATATTGATACTGAATTTTGATGAGTTTAATTGTTTTTTAATGTCACTAATTGCAGATTTAGTTATATTAAACTTACTAATATTTGCAATAATCTTTTGATTGTTTAACTGGTTATTCAGTGCTTTACCAGCATTTTTATCTAATTTAACGCCTAACTGTACTTTAAAGTTTGTCATTTGTTATACCTCAAATTTATCTTTTAAAGCTGATATTTTCTTATTGTTGGGCAATAAATAATGTTTTTTAGTAACTTCAGTCGAAATGTGATTGAGAAGTGTGGAAATATCTTCTAAAGGCATTCCAGATATAGAAAGTTGATTGCTACCTGAATGGCGAAAGTCGTGTGGGTGAAGAGTTGAAATACCAATCATTTGTCCAATTTTTGAACACCAACCTGCTAACGTCCCATTGGAAACGCAGTCGTATTGATTGGTGTATGGAGTTCGCCACAACCATCCAAAATCATCAATATCATAATGTGTTCTATATTCTTTTAACTGTACTAATAATTTTTTTACTTTTTCAGAAAAAAATAAAGTCACATACTTTTGTTCTTTTTCTAACACATCGTTACAAACACGATTTTCTAAATCAATCTGTTCCCATCTAAGATGAGCAATGGCATTAACTCTAGCCATAGTACTTAGTGATAACTCAGCATAAGTTTTTAGTTGTAAATCTCCAAGTTCATCAAGTTTTTTTCTCATCAATTCAATTTGTTCTTTTGACAAATATGTTTGTGTTACAACAGGCAAACCTCTTTTTGGTCTTTCAATATATTCAGTAGGACTGTCTGAATTTAATATTTTCTTACGTTTTAAAAACTTATAAAATGACGAAATACTTGACAATCTTCGTTTAATTCTTTCTGTATTGTTTCCCTGACTTTTAGCAAATGTTACAAACTCTAAAATATCATCTTCACCTAAATCCAAAACAGACTGATTAAACTGTTTGTCTAAAATAAAGATAAACCATTGTGTTAAATCGCTGTTGTAATTATAAATCGTTTTTTCTGACAATTCCTTTACATTCATGTACTGCTGGTATTTTTTCCAGCACTTAAGTGTTTCAGGATTGATCATTTTTAATTTTTCCTTATCATGCAGTTTTACCCGCCTTGACCTTTTTTTACCTATGGCCATTTCATCACTCCTTTATAAAATAGTAAAAAAGAGAGGGGTGCCTCTCTGTAAAATTAAATGAAATCTTGTTTTTATATGACTGTTATATCTATATGACATCTAAGCCTTGTTTAATTAGGGTTTGCTTAAAAGTATCAATAAAGATATTATATTTTTCAATAAATTCAACACTGTCATCCCAGACTTTAGTACCTGGTATATCTCTAGCTGAACCCATCTTTTTCATGGCGTGATATCCACTATTGATCATCTCAATTACCTCTTGTCCAGTGGCACTTTTGTAATCAAGATTGGTATCTATATATACTTCACATACAACAGTTGAACCTCTGGTCTTAATAGAAGTTTTTGTTATACTTTCCATAAACTGATAAGTTCTCTGATAAACAGTAGGGGAGTATTCTGAATAATACTGCTTCACAAAGTTTTCAATACATCTGTGAACTTCTTCTTGAGCTTCAAGGAGTGTTTGCTCTGCAATTTGTTTTAATGCTTTGTTTAAATCAGTCATGTTTTTAATTATCATATTAATTAATCTCTTTTTTGTTGGTAACTGTAATTGACTCGATTAATTCATCTTTTGACAATTTATCGTTATCCATAACCTGCTTAGCGTGCTCAATAAACGTATCTAAGCTAATCTTATTGTTTGTTAAATCCTGAAATTTATCTAAACTGTTTAATACCTTTTCAACATCTAAATTATTGAAATTATTATTCATACCATCAATGAATCCAGTGATAGATTTTTCAATATTTCTCATAAAATCATTTGCATCATATCGTTTTGACTCATAAAATTCAGCTTGCGTCTGATCTAAATATCTATCAATTGACAATTGTAATGTACTATATTGAACATCATTAATTAGACAACGATAATCACAAGTATTAATACCACATACTAATTCATAATCTTCTAGAAAATTATCATTGTCATCAATATTTGGCAGCTCAACATCTAAATAAAATTTTGCAAAAGCAAACTGCATCATGATATCTTGAAGATCATAAGCAATAGTTAGTTCATCTAAATCAATTAATCTACTGCAAACCCAATTTCTAAAATCTAAAAATTCTTGAAGTGACAATGATTGTTTTTTTACTCCATAAATAATTTTATTAAACTCTTTATTTTCTTTCATTTCTATTCTCCTTTTATTCTATAACTTCTTCAATATTTATTTGTCCATTTATATAGACAACTATTTCTGTTCGTGGATTATTTTTATCATAATCACACGCCAAAATTATTTTTTTTAGATGCTTATAATCATCATCAACTAAAAAACCAGATTCTACTAATCCATCGTTGATGAATTTTGGTGTCATATTGTCATTATCTGCACGTCTTTTAGTTGGCATAAAGTATGTATATTCGATGATACAATTACCAATTTTAAAATCCTGATAACCTAAATCATTAATATACCAGATAATAAAATCTTTCCATTTCTGTTTAAGTAGATTCATAGCAGGGCGCATTAAAATCATCCAAACATTAATAGAAGGGTGGATAGGCTTTTCAATAGGGACTTTGCGTGCTCTTGGATGTTTTTTGAAATAATATTTGTTATATTTATCTAATACGTTATTGTCAATGATTAATTTTAACTTCAAGTTTTAACCTCTATAGCAATTAATTTATTTTTTTTCTAAATTATCCTTATATTCTAAAAATAGTTGTCTTAAATAAAACAGGAGAACTTAAATTTCTCCTATATAGATACTTGTTTATTTAAGACAACTATAAGTTATCTTTTTTTATTCTCAATTTTTTATTTTTACAATCATCATAAGCTAAAATATCTGATATGATTTTACTAACATGTGGAAGAAAATCTTTATAACCTGTTAAATCACATTTATTTAGCATATTTTTTGCTTTCTTTTTATTAATAATTCCATTAGTATAATCATCAATAATTAGCCTAATTGAATAATGGTTTGATGTATCAGTTAGTGTTTTCCAAGGTGTAAATGATTTAACGTCATCACATGAATTACATGCATGATAACCTTTCCCACATACTATACACCAATGATTTATTTGTTTTGACATTATAAAGTTAGAGAAGATTATTCTTCTCTAACTCCTATTCATCAATAATAATTGAGAATAAATCTGTGTTTTTAGAACAATACTCTTTATTAAAGTTGATTGTAAATGCATGTCCTGCTTCAGCATTTAATCCAATTTCAACTGTTGATGGATCAATTTCTGCTCTATTAGAAACAATAACACCTGTATAAATTTTGTTCTTATTGCAAGCGTCACGCATTATAACATAAACTCTTGCTTTATATACCCCAGGGAATTTGTCGGACTTATTTGATAATTTGTTTGCAGTAGCTGATTCATATTCATACTCAACGAAATAAGAACCTGTTGAGCCACTAGGTAAGGTAATTTCTTTTTCATTAACAGTAAATGTTTTATCAACTGCTTGTCCTGTACCCAAAGTTAATTTTTCAGCAATTCCATTATTTACTAATTTATAAACATATTTAACAGAATCACTAGCAGGTTTTTTATCTAAGTTTAATTTTCCATCAACCGCATCAATAATTTCATATGTAGGTGTTGCTATCAAAGCATCTTCGGTAGCAACTGTCTTTTCATCTCCAAATTGAGCAGCGCCTAAATCCGCATTGAATAACGCATTTGTTCCTGTTAAAACACCTGTTTTTGCATTATAAAGTGTCATAATTGTAGAACCGATATTATCAGTTACACTTTGTCCCTCTGATGAAGTTTGTAAGTTTCCATCTTTAACATTTGTTAAACGAACAGCTAACGAATCGTCTTCAATGTTATTTAACACAAGAGAATCAATTTTTTCTAACACTAATTCACTAATATTCATTTATTTCTCCTTTTTCTTATAAATAAAAAAACGACTAATCTAAGTCGCTCATCATGTTTAATTCAGTTTCTTTATTTTTTAATTTTGACAAATCAATTCCAAATCCAGAGTAGCCGCTTTGATATAATACCTTAGTATGAAATATTTTGTTAATTCTTTTAACGCTGTCCATAAAAGGGTAATATTTCATATCAAACACAGTTACTTCATCATGCTTAAATCCTTCAGAATTAACCATTGTTGATATAAGATTAAGTAAATATGATTTATCGTTAGTATTGGTTTTAGAATTTTCAAATTTTTCTTTTGACTGATCAATGAGATATTTTCTTGCTCCCTTGTTACCAGGCTTATCTCCGTTCTTTTTGATGTTGAACAGTTTTCTCAAAAAATCTGTAATTCTTGTATAAATATATCGGTCAAAAACAATATCATATTCTTCAGTAAGAATTTTTGGATAGGGCGAGGTTCTTTTTAACCTGAATTTTTGCAACTGATTGACATCTGTAATTTCTTTTTGTTTTATAACATGCTGTTTTAAAACAATTTCATCAGTTCCTCCAAGCTTTTCTAATCTCATTTTTGAAAAATCAATATTATCTCCAAATAACATTTTTGTTTTTTGATTATCAAGAGAAGGTGCGATAAACTTAACAAAAATTTCATATTCATCAGCGGTGACAAAATCAATATTGAAATATTCTTCTAACTGCCATGCTAAATCTGTTGGTGTTGCACATATTGTAAACACAGTTGACATGTACTTTGTCTCATTATCAAACACTTCACCAACAGTAGGGTGATAAATTGTTATATGATCGTTAAGTTTGATATCTTTACCTCTGTAAAGACTGTTTTCAGTTATTACTTGCATAATGAATCGTTAATGTCAATCCCTTCGAAGACTAACCGTCTATAAACAAAATTGTCATCATATACACCAGCAGTGTTAGATTTTAGTGTGATATCCCCATATCCCGCTTTTTTACCATTAAACATTTCATCTAATAAGATTGATATATAATCATTCCTGTTATCTTTAACACCCAAAATATTATCAATACGATTATGCTTATTGTGAGAAACTATCCATATTTCCAAAACTGGATATGCATATATACCATATTTATCTGTTTGAGGTATATTAACTTCCATTGTTATAAAAGTTATTGCATCGGTAATGATATTTTGATTTTGATGTTCTCTAAATATAACAGGCGTAAATCCCATATCAACTGTCTCTTTAGAATTTATCAAATATATAGGTTCCCAGTTTTCTTTATCCATACTTGGACAATCAATTGCTTTAACTATCTCGTCATTGTTTATAACATCTTTAATAACCTTTGATTTTAATTCACTAATTATTTTACTGTTTGCCATTAAAATAACCCTGTAACTTCAAGTATAATGTTGTCATCTTGATAGTTTCCTTCCTTATCTTTTAAACTTAGACTAATTCTTTGACCGATGTAAGAATCATCATTAATTAAAATTGTTATTTTATCCCCATCTTCTTTAATAGTTAATAATTCATTAAATGTTGAATTAATTGACCAGGTAGGGGAGATATTGTTTTGTTTTAAATCCTGATTATAAAATTCAGCACTAAAAGTTGTTCCTTTATCATAACCAGATTTAATTTTTAAAGATTTATATACAATTTTTGCATATAAATCATCTTCATGTGTATCAGAACTGTTGGGAGCTTTATAATCACAAATTCCTAATATTAAATTATCATCTTCATGATAAACGTCTTCTGATACTATTAACTGTAAATAACCATGTCCATTGTAAACATTAGAAGTAGTGTTAATACTTGTTAGTTTATAAGGAGTAGGTTTTTTTTGATTGTTGCTAATAAAAAATCTTTGATCTCTTTCAAGCTCAATTGTATCTTTGTCAAAAGGGATATAAATCATTAACTGATCATATCCAATAGTAATAAGCGCCTTATCTTCGACACCGCTATTATATGCAGTAGCTACTATGTCACGTTCAATGATTTCTCTGCTTTTGTTTTGCCATCTCAATTTAAAATTGCACTGCTGTAAATTTCCATCTATATAAAGCTCATCATCAAAATCAGCATTTGTTACTAACCAAACTGTATCTTTCCAGTAAACAATATCTCCTGGATATATTGTTTCATCAGGCATTGTATGAAATTTTTTATAATATGGTTTTGTTCCACTGTTGATTGCTAATATCATGTTTTTGCCATTAACTTTAACTTTTTTGTAAGATGGATTATCTTTTCCATATTTATTGATATGATATTTTGCTCTATTTAATCTGCTTTCTCTAAGGCTTGCACCCTGAACTTTAAGATGCTGATCGTAACTATCCCAATCAATCATCTTTTAGTTCGTTCATAATGCTATTTAATAATGAAATACATTTAAACACTTCACGTTTGCACTGTTTTGTAGTAAATGTATTATCTTTTAAATAATTTACAGTATTAATGATTTCAATATATTTGCGACTGTACAAATTATTAGTTGTAAAGTCTGTACATGTTTTTCTTGCACCCTCAAGCTGAATAACAAGGCTGTCTAAATATTCATACAAACTAGCATTATCTGACTCTTTTAATGGCAGTATTTTATATATTTTTGAGATGAGATGTTCTATTTGGAGTTTGTTCATTATCTATTTTCTCCTTTAATCAAATCCATTGGATCGAACTCTGACAACGAATACTCATTCATATCAGCATATACTTCACTGTTTGCGTCCTTATATGTATTATTTAAAGTATTTAGTAGATTTGCTGGACTAAAAATAGAATAATCCTTTTCACTCATACAGTTTTTTGTATTTTCTTCTCTATCTCTTTCTCTTTTTAACCATACTACAACCATATTTTCAGCAATTAAATAGATGGCTTTTTTATTTAATTTATAATTAAAACATTTTTTATCTTCATTAATATCATATAAGTCTTCTTTGCAATAGCCATCAAATCGTGCTAGCGCATCATCCAAATATGATCTTAATATTCGTTCTCTTAATTCGATTTTTAAATTTAAAAAAGAGTATATTTCAACTCTTTTTAAAAACCTCTCGTATATTTCCGAAAACTCAGTCATTAAATCACCTAGTTTTCTAAATTTCTTAATTCACAGTTTAAAATTCCTTCAAGTTTTCGAATTAGTGAAAAACTGTCTAACTTTTGAGAGTCAATCATATCATTACATTTAACGGTTACTGATGTTTTAAAAGTGTTACCCATTTTTTCAATATAATAATTGATTTTATCTGGATGATTTAAAATCAAGTCTTCTATATCTAGTTCGCTGTTCTTAATATATTTTTGAAGCATTAAAGCTTCGTAAATATCCTTAGATGTATATTTATCATAACCATCATCAGCAATACTGATTAAACGAACCCAATTTTTTTCAAAAAATCTAATTTGATTAGATTTCATAAAACGAACACTCTCAACTGAGATCTGTTGAATATCGCCTTCATGCATCCACTTAACTTTGTCACCATTCTTACTATTAGCAAAAATTAGAGTTCCAAAAGTTGTTGATTCTACATTTAAAACCATATCATCTATCAATTTAAGTTTTGGCTTAGATTTATTCGTTTTAGATGTATTGTTTTCTTTTAACTCATCAGTTTGATTTTCCTGAATTACTTCGGTTTTTTTTTCACTTGTTTTTTTATTTTCTTTATTTTTTGTAGACTTAGATGTATTGTCATTTTTTGTTTCTTTTGTCATTATTATCTCCTTTTATTCCAATTTTATAATATCAGGGCTAATGAATAACCCTGATATATTTCATTACGCTTGAGTATAGAATCCCATTTTAGCATTAAATGCCAAACCTACTCCATAATCTTGAGCATATGTATAATTATTAGTAAAATCTCCGGTAGTTGGATTTCCTACAGTTTCATCAAAGATGTAACCTACACCCATGTTTACCACTTTAATAGGTTTATCCATTCCAACTGGAATTATATACAATTTCTTATCATCGAACATAAATTCATCAGTTCCAGCCTTATGTCTTTGAGGCATGAATACACATTCGTGTCCAAAGAAATTACCATAATAACCTAAGTTGTATAAATCTGTTTTGGCTTGATCAGAAAGATTAGCAGAAGACAAACCTCTCAATGCTTTCTTAGTTCCTAAAATAACAACTTTTGCCCCATCATTGGCAGCAGAAACGTGTTCAGCTAATTCTAATACTTCTTCCTCGTCGTTTGTTCCTGTAATTACATATTTAGAAGACAAACCTCTCGTACTTGCAGTAACACCAACAAACGCATTATAAATATCTTCATTCAATCTATCTAACATTGCTTTTGCAACTTTTTGAACAAACTTATCGAAATCAACTCGTCCTGCTAAGAAACGTTTGAACTCATCATAAATTTTAATACCTTTTAAACGTGTTTGAATAGTATATGACTCACTTTTACCCAATCTTTGACGTCTAATTCCAGCTGTGCCGTATGATAAATCCGATACAATGAAATCGGTTTTGTCTTCAGTAATAAATTCTAAATCATCACCCAAGGCAATATTTCTATATTCAACTAAATTAGTCCAAAATTCATTACCAGTAAATCCTTCATGAACAATTATAGGGATAATCTCTTGGATAATATCAAAGCAGGCACTACCTTTATAAAAATTCTTATAAGAAAGTTTGTTTGATCCACCATTTGCTTCAATAAACATGTCTCTTAATGCTTTTGAGTTAGTACGTGTATCTGAAAATTCTTCTGGGCAAGTTCCAGTAATCATACCAGTAGCTAATTCAACAATTTTATCTCTGTTATTCACTTAATTAATCCTCCTTACCAAATTCAATTCCATACTTATCGTTGTATAGATCAATAATCTTTCCAAAAACTGTTGAACCACTTGTTGGTGTGTCAACAACTTTTAGTTTTCTTGAGGCTTGTAATTCAACGAATTTTCCTACAACAGGTTCTCCGTCAAATCCTTCTTTAGTCATTGCAACGACATTTCCTTTTTCTAAAATATCTGCATTTCCAATTGTGCCTTTAATATTAATAAAGTCACTCATGTTACGCTTTCTTTCATCTGCCCATACTTCTGGTGATGCTACAAAACCAATCTTTTCAATAGGTGTATTAGCAGCAGGTGTTTTTACAGTAAATAAGTTCATTTCACCTTCAACACGATTATCAATTAATACGACAGATCCGTTTTGCATATTTTCGTCAATTTCAATTGCAATTCTTTTAGAGCCATCCCATTCGGCAGCTACTAACTGTCTATCTACAACAGCATATTTTTCAGCCATTATTTTTCCTCCTGTTTTTTTTAAAATCAAAAAAGAGCCACACGTATGCATGGCTCATTAAAATTATTGTTTTATTTAATTGTTATTTATTGTAATATTTATTCAAATATCCGCCCAAGTAATCATTTTGAGAATCATCTTCAAATTCGGCATCAGCACCAGTGACAACTACTTCAATTTTGTTACCATCGCTGTTTTTACCATTATTGCTTTCATCAAAATTTACACTTGATTCTAATTTAGTTCTACCAAATAACGCAAAACATTTTTCTTCAATTGTTTTCAAATCAAAATCCACATTATTTTTTTTTAACTCAACATACTCTTTAACGTCTTTTAGTGAACTATCAAATTTATCAAACAATACATCCAACTGAGCTTTACGTTGAGCTTTAACAGTGTTTACTTTAAATGCTTTTAATTCATCAAATTCAATATCTTGTTTTTTACGCTCGGTTTCCAATGTGTTCCATTCATCAATAGTTAAAATCTTATTAACTGTTTCTATTTCATCATCACCAATAGTAACTTTACCATCATTCAAAGTATAACTGCGTCTTAAATGGTTTGTTGTATAAACACCATTAATTTTTTGTTCTTTGTTTAAGTACAAATATTTACTATCATAATCATTTAGCCAAATATAACTAGTAGAATTTACACTTAAACCTCTTACCGCATCACATATGGCTTTACGAACTTCGTTTGCTGTTAGTTCGAATTCTATACTGTCTTTAACAGTAATAGTATCAGTAATTTTATTTTCCTGATTTTCATCCGTTTTATTTTTTTCTACTTGCAAGATTTTGTCTCCTCCTTCTTTGCTATTTTTATTATCAAAATCATGAAGACATTGTTTTAATTCATTCATAATAGCAATCATATATTCTTTTTTGTCAATTTTAGAATTGTCAAATTCTATAGTAGCTTGAGCGTTTTTCATTCCTGGATTTCTGTGATTTCCCAATAGTGTAATACCATCGTATTTAAATTTTTTTACAACTTTATAATTAGTTTTTTTATCAATGTAAAAATCCAATATCTGAATCTCAGCAGACAGTTTAATATTTTTATCTCTATTTATAATATCCAAAGCATAATTTGAATACCTTTTCCAAATATATGCTTCAGCATAAACATAATTTCGACCAGATTCCTTTTTTATTTCATAAGTACTACTTTCAGTAATTACTCCAATTGGAATTTCGTCGTAGATTATTCTTACATTTCCCGCATAATCCTTTTCGATATGTTTATCATGAGAAGAAAACTGAGGTTGATTCTTATCGTCAAAAATAACATTAGCTAAAATAGGGGAGTTATATAAGGTGTTTTCAGCTTCTTTTAACGAGTCTGGTAAGAAACTTATTTTATGAGCTGCTTTTCCGTCATGCATTATCCTTAATTTTAATTTTAAAAACTTTTTCGAATCAAAACTCTTATCTACTTCAAATTCTACGTCAAGTAACATATTTTCATTATTATTCATTTTTACAACTCCAATGAAATTGAATTTGTGTATATCACATTGTCGCAAACTAACGAATTATCAAACTCAACTTCACCAGGGTTGTTAATAAAATAACAACCATTATCGTTTTCAAGAAAAACTTCATATGATTGTTTTAATAATTCAATAGTTTGAGGGGTATCACTGTATAAAAATTTTTTACTCATTTTTCAAATCATCCTATTCGTTTCTGTCTCTTTTAACACGAGTGTTTTCTCCTTCAATTTCAAGTTCTCCATCTTTGTTTTTTGGACGACCTTCACTATTAGAATTACTATTACTACTTTGAGTATAAGAACTCTGTAAAGGTTTTAGTCTATTGTGTAAATCCAATACATCATGTTCCAGATAAAGCATATTATCAACATCATTAAACTCGTATCCTAGTAATGCCATCAACTCAGATATGCCAATTCCCAAATTAACAGTTTTCATATATCTTTCAAGTATACTGTCATAAGTAAGCTCAGTTACATTTAATATTTGAACCCTAAACTTATATTCAGTTGGCATTTTTTTCAATCTATAATTTAACCAACGTTCTAGTTGTCTGTATATAGGGAAAAGTAAAGCTGAATCAACCAAAATACTAGATTTTAATGCTGTTGTACCAGATTTATCAGATGAAAATAAAAGAGAACTAACTCCTGATGCGCCCCAATATTGTTCTAATGCTTCAGCCACAGCATTTGTATTGGCTTGTCCAGCTCTCTCAAATGTATGTTCCATTAAATCCATAGGGGTTAATGCAATACCGATATTTTCTGGAAGCCTTGCATCAATCATTTTATAGTATTGAATAACTTTTTTTTCTGGTATTTTAAACTTACCGTTGTCATCAACGGGAATTTTTAATGAAATCAACTTATAATTATTTAATTTTTCTTTATTCTTTTTTAAGTTTTTATAATCCTCCAAATCATATAAACAACTAAATACGCCAGCAAATGGCGGGATACTATAATCGATTGATTCATCAAATTTTATACAAATACCGTCACCGCTTGGAATATCCTGCCATTTCAATTTTCTATTTGAGCGGTATTTTTTATATCCATCTTTAAAAAAAGAACCATACATATTTAACCTGTTTTTATATCTGTCAAAATATGAAAAGTCAAAAGATACTACACGTGTACCATCTTCAACTGCTCTAACATGACAATATCTAACGGGTAATTTTCTTATATAAAAAGAATCTTTGGTTTCATATACATATCCATAAAATATCTCTTCTCTAAATACTACATCTATAAGTTTTAAAAACTCATGTTTTAAATTCATGTTGATTAACATATTACTTGTTTTATTGTAATCACTGCGAACCCTAATAACATTTGCTTTAGCTGTATCTAGACCTCTAGGTTTTAGAACCATTGCAAACATTGCAGTACTACTAAAATATTTTATCAACCTTTTATAATGATTAGATACATTGTAGAGGAACATTGATACACTTCTCAATTGATGTTGAAATCTAGATGGATTTTCCAACCACATTAAAATATCTTTTTTCTTAAACTTAGTGAAAAAAATATGTTCATATCCAGCAGCTTCTATCTCGTTTAAAATTACTTTAGACGTATAAAGTTTTTTTATTTCATTTTCAAACAAAACCTCGTCCGCTTCAATCCGATCACGTTCATCAAATTTGGTCTGAATATAATCGTCTATCATTTTTTGAGTTTTTTCGTCAAATTCGGCAGTTACATTATTTGTTTCCACATGTCCTCCTTTCTTATTAACAATACCCTTCACTTATACCCAAATTGGGCTGTCTAAATGGCAAATCATCAAATTCTATATCTTCTTCAAGTTCAGGTTCTAATCTAAATTCCAGTTGTTTCATTACCCATATATTGTATGCCAAACTGGAATACCTATCTTTTCGCATACCTGATTTTTCTTCTACTTTTACATATACGCCAACTAATTCCCATTCAAGATTTATCATTTCATTGATCATTAACGCAGTCTCGATATATGGTTTTTGATAATTTAATTGAATTTTATCATTTTTGTTTTCAAATCCTGGAACTGTTTCAATTAAATAGTTATAACAGTCATATTCACTTATCAACAGACTAAGTTTGTTGTTTAAAAATCCATTTCTAACATAATTGTTCGCTTCATCATTGAGCTTTGGAGAACCGTTAATTATCCATAAACTCTTGGTGTATGTATCAGATTTACATCTGTTTGCCCACTCGACATCATTTACTGCTTTAAAAGGAATTAGTATTTCTCCAGTATGTCTATCGTGTTGCTCTTTTGTTATATGGTCTATTACACCTTGTCCATTGCCTCGTGCATCAACTACAATATCTGTACATTTGTATTTGTAGTAGTATTCCATTGCTATAGAACCAAGTTCTTCTGTTCTTAATCCTTCAAAAGTCTCTACAAATCTAATATTTGCATTATATGTATAACTATTATCCATTATTGCATCGTTGATAATAATACATGCAGCATCATTATTTTTATTTCCATTTGAAGCCATTAACGCTACATCTAATGATAAAATTCTGCGTTCATTAAATTTAGGCTCTGGAACTTTCGATTTATTTAGCATAACATTATCTGGTATAGGCAAAGAATCATTTAAAATACATCTTGGTTTTATATCTTCATAAGAGAAGAACTCGCTGCCACTTGATCCAAACCATATAGCTTCATACTCCATAGCAAATTTAATTGGATCAAAATTTCTTTTTTTATATACCGCTTTTATTCTACTTGGAGACAAAAGACCGCTTTCTATTGATAATTGATAGGGGAGAGAGCAACTAAAATAACTATCTCCCAATAACATGTTCTCAATATAGTCTTGAACACGCCCGAAGCTCCATTCACTTTGATACCATGCAGAACTTAAATAAAATTCACTATTTTCCTCTACATCATTAGCATATTTAGCGTTGTTAATAAAACCAGGCTGTCTTTTCGAGGTTAAAAACGGTTCAAGAACATCATTGATAATTGTGGGATCCATTTGAACAAATTCGTCATATATATTATCTGTTGACCGTTTTGATCTTGCGTTTTTATTTGCAGCAACAGCATAAATAAAAGAACCATTATGAAAAATTATTTGAGGGTCTTCTCCATTTAATAGTATTTTTTTTATTTCTGCATTAAGCAATTCTGAACCAAAACCTTGTTTGAGACAAAGTTCGTTTGAAATTTTTTTTAAAACTTCTACTGCTTGCTTTAACTTACTGCTTGTAACACACACTTTTGACCCTGGATATAGAATACATTTAATTACTGCATACACAGCAATTAACCAGCTTTTACCCAACCCTCTACAAGCATTGAGGTTCACATGATTGTTATGAAACATTTGATATAAAACTATTTCTTGAAAAGGTCTCAATTCAATGTTTAAATAATATTTTGCAAATAAATGAGGGTATTCTCTAAAATAACTGGTTAAGTCGCCTATAACTTTAAGAAACTTTTCTTCTTTTTCTATTTGAATCTCTAAATCTGTTTTAATTTCAAACTTGTCAACTATCATAATTATTCACTATCCAAACAATTTGTCGTGAATATTCTTTTTAAGCTTGTTTTCTTCAACTGAATTTTCAACTGTATATTTTTTCATATGTTCATCATATTGTTTTACATATACATTTTTGATTCCAACAGATTTAGATAAGTGACCTAACATATAAACTTCAACTAACTCTTTTAAATAACTTTTATCTTTATATTCCTCTATTGGCTTATCCATTTCATATTTTTTTATCCATGTTCCAAAAGTCTCTTTTGATAGACTTTCATTTTTAGTGTCTGGTTTCCAGCCACCAAATTCAATATTTTTTATTAACGATTCTTCATATGTTTTAGTAGGATTTCCTTTTTCTCTAGCTTTAGTTATATTAAAAATATCCCAACAGATATTTTTTATTGTTTCTCTTTGAACGATTGATGATGCTCCAGTTTTCACCATCCAATCATTGTATAAGTATTTTAAAATTTTTGAGTCTTCTAAATTTAAATTAAAAACTCCAAATATGTTTGCAACTTCAGCTATAGTATTTGTATCATCTTCAGTTAACTCATTAGCTGAATTATTTTTTTTTACATCTTCATTTTTTTTATCAATATTTTTTTTTGACAATTCTTCTTTTAGTTTTTGTGCTTTTTCTTCGTCCTTTAAAGTATCATCATATGTTTTATCAAAAAACTGATTTAAATTCATTTTAGACAAATAGCGTGTAACCATTGTCTTTAGATCACAATCTTTTACATTATTAGCAATAGATTCTGTGTAATAAAAATCATACAACTGACAAATGCGCTTAATTGCTTTGTAGTGATCGTTGTATGACTCAAGATATTTTATATATAATTTGTTTAAACAGCTTTTACAGATAGGCAAACGTCCATCTAACCCTTCGTATAGTGGATTTTGCACCTTTGAAAAATCGTCTGCTTTTTTAGTTGTTTTACCACATTTGCAACATCTATATTCTTTTTTGGATACAATTTTGTTATTTTTAGGCATAATAAAAAGCAGTTTTATAACTGCTTAAAGCTCCTTCTCGAAATCATAAATTAATATATTTTCTTCGTTGTTTTCTAGGGCTTTTAAAAATCGAGTAGGGCATGTAGCATCAAATATCGTTAATGTTGCTGATGATAATGTAATTATATTGTCATTTACTGTTGGTTCAACAATGATATTTCCATCATAAGCTATTGTTACTATGCAAAAATCATCTTCTGAATATAATTCATCAACTTCAATATCATATGTTTCCAATAACCATTTTGTAAATTCATTTGTTGTATAAATTGCAACAAACTCATATTTTCTTAAATTATCACATAATTTACTTAACGATATAAGAAAGTCCGCTTTGTTCTCAAATAATATTTCTTGAGTCAATTCTTCGCTTTTAAAATCATAGACATCATTCACTATTGATTTACCTCTGACTTAAATATATTGCTACATTTAAATTTTATTGTGTTAAATGAAGGAACGACAATTTTTTGATTAGTTTTTGGATGAGTTCCAATTCGCTCTTTATAGTTTTTAACTTCAAAAACTCCAAATCCTCTAATTTTTATTTTACCAAATTCAACGATTGTTTCTCTAATGCTTTCAATTACAGCATCAAAAATAATTTTAACCTCGTCTTTTGTGCATCCATCTACTTTGTTGCAAATTTTTGCAATTAAAATTTCTTTATTCAATATTCACTTTTTCTCCTTTTATTCTTTTTTTTCTGGCGTTTTGCCGATATTATTTTTTTTGTGCTTTTTTATGATTGACAGGAAAGTTTTAAAGTATATTCGCAAACTTTACCTTTATTTTCTTCAAAAACTATTAGTTTGGCAGCAGAATCAGAAGATTTTCGCAATGACATAGAATAGGAATCAATCCCTATAATACTAGGTATATTAATTACTTCACTGTTTTTACCAACTTCTTCCACTTTTGTGTGATGTAAATGTCCTCCGATCAAATAATCAATATTAGTATTATATATTTTAGAATAGTCTTTCATAGCTTTTTCCATATTTTTAACTTCTCCATGAATTCCAAAAAGAGTGCTTCCTGCTATGGTCGCATAGATGTATCCTGTTGGATTGGTATGCAGTTTAAAATTTTTGTTATTTTCCAATCTAATTTTGATAAATTCTAATAAAAATTTTGACACATTGTCATTAACAAAGGTTCCTTTAGGCTGAGATAACATTCTTAGCTCAGTATGATTTGCTTGAACTACAGTGTGAAATTCAACTCTTACATAGTTGGTTAATTTTTCCAACCATGTGCAAATAAAATTATTGTATTTAATAGTACTGTCAACTATTCCATATCGAAGTTTCATTAATTGTGATACTCTTAAAATTCCATCACTAAAATCACCCATAGAAAAAATATGAAGAGTGTCTATATTATCTTTTTTAATAATTTCCAAAGTTTGGTTAAATAATTCAATCATTCTATCTTCAAATATTTCTGGACTATAGGAATTGATTATTTCATTGAATAAGCCTCTAATTTCAAATTCTGCACCAAAATGCTCATCACCAAAACATAATAAATAACCTTTGCTGTTATGTTTTGGTTCAATATAATCTGGAACAAAAGATGTTTTTAAGGATTTTACAGATTCAATAAATTTTTCTAATAACAATTCATCTCTAGCTTCTTCTCGTAGCCATTTGTTGTATTCATTTTTTTCAGTCTGTAACTTTACTCTTTCTTTTTGCAGTTCTCTTTTTAAAATATTTAATTCATTAATACTGCTTTCATTTTCTCTGTCACTAAAAATTCCTTCATCATAAAATTTTTTTGCACTTTGATACATCTTGCGATAGGCAGATTCCGAAAGAAATTCATCTTCTGGAACACCCAATTCACGATTAATATCTTCTGATATATGTTTCCAGTGAGGTAAAACCCCACTATCAACATACTGACCTATACGCCAGATGTATTGATATTTGCCCTCATCAGGCTTTTTTCTTAATGATTCTTTCAAAATTTTACTCCTTTTATTCATAAAAGGGCGTAAAAAAGCACTTTTGGGATAGAGTTTCTTACTCCTTACCATACCTCTTCAGAATTTGAAAGTTAAGTTTTTTTCGTAAAATTCCGAGTTTTAAGCACGTATTTTTTTTGCGATTTGTGAAAATATCTCTAAAAATTGCATTTTTTTGAAAAAATATAGCCTAAAATATTTATTTTACCATCTTCGCTTTCATGTAAATCTTCAATAGGAAGCTTGCTTTTTTTTATAGCTTCATAAAAACTTAAATTGGGATAACCAAAAAGAACCTTAAACAATGTTTTATAATATTTTCTATATTCATCGGTGTCAAATTTTTTTAAGATATAAATTATGGTACTTTTATTTAATTTTAGCTGACCAATAAATCTTATTACTTTTTCTCTTTGTATAAGATAATAAGCTGTTTTTATACTATGATCAAAATTTGTTTTTGAAAATAAATATTTGGTTGTTGAATCGAATTTCCTAATTTCTGACATAATTTTAGCTATTTGCTTCCTATTAACCTTACTATTGTCATATGATGACTTGTCAATAATTTCATAAAAATGACAGTATGTTTTCCCATATTCTTTTCTTATGGGTTTCCAGTTGTTTATAGCACATTCCAAATAGTCCATTGAAGTGTCCATTTTTTTATATTTGATTTTTTTACCTATTTTTTTACAATTGTAAAAGCTTTTGTTTTTTACTATTACTCCAAAAAAATACGGTTTAACCGTTTTATTATCCCATGTTTCCTCCTTGTATCTGCTTCGAATACACTCAATTTCTTTGCTCATTGCAACATCAAATTCTTTTTTTGCTGCATCTATTTCTATATTTGACATTACATTTAACTGACATGTATCATGATATATTTGTTGAATTTCATTTATCAGTCCACCATTGTTCAGTTTATTCCAAACTTTTGAATTTAGTTCTTGCGATAAATTAATTATTACTCCGATTTGATTTTTAGAAGTTTTATAATCAAGATCTGATTTTTGCTTCGCTGTATAATATCTTTTGATTTTTTTTGCCTCAACATTATTTATTGATACTTTAAAATTTGAATAATTTTTTCTTCCAGCTTTGATTAATATCGGATTATCAGTAATCATTACTGTGTCTGAATCAAACCATAACACCCTCTGTTACCAGATATTTTAAATTACTTTTCATTGAAAGTAGGGAGTAGACTATCTCATTAGCCCTCGAAATATGCGTTAGGGCTGACTTGCGCTTCCAAATAAGGAATTTCACCTTAAATGTACGTGGTCTAACCAGTTAAGGCTGTTTCCACTAGTCGTTACACCTTCATAAAGATTTCTCTTTATGCTTGGCACGATATTATCCAAACATTTTAATGAATGGAAATTCTTCGTTAGCTTACTATTTTAATAGTAAACACCCTAGATTTCTAGGTTCACAAATCTTTTTACTTGAATATTACTACTCAAGGCGGACTTATTATGGTTAATCCGCACCGCTCAGACGATCAAGTGTTGATTCTTTAATGCTGTTTACATAAACTATTTCATCAGTTGTATTCATATATTTATCAATTTCTTTATTAGAAGAGTTGAGAGGTAGCCAAATATTACATTGGCAAATGTGGGGGCTTCTTGATCCAAGAATTGTTTTATTGTATTTGAATCTAGTTGTGTGTATTTTACCAACACCTATTTGAGATTCACCGTTAAATTTTCCAATTGAATGTTGTAACATTTCAATCGGATTGCCACATATAGTCGAATAGTTACCGTTAACAAATAAATGACCTTCTCTTAGATTATTTTTATAGGAATCTACAATTTGTTTTTTTAAAATTGCGTACATTTCAGTTTCAGTAAACTTATCATTTAATCCCAATAGCTTGTACGTTATATCATTTTGATATATTAGTGGTTCATTGTCGAGATTGATATCGTTAGAATACCTAATATATTGTCTTAACACCGCTGGATCACTTTTTATCAAATCAAGATACTCCAATGATGGTTTAACCAATTCTTCAACTTCTTTTTTTGTCATTTGTAATGAATTTATCAATTGATAATGACACCTTACAACTTTGCCATTTAAATAATGAGTTTTCTTTTCATGTTTAACTACACCAAAAGTAGGCGAGATGGCTCTTAACCATTTTTTTAATGTTCCAAACTTTAAATATTTAATACTGCTTGGCGTAGTAATTAGCTTGATCTGACTAATATCATCAGCGATTGTCTTGCCATTCAATTGGTCTAATGATGTTATTCCGTTATCTTTGAACCATTTTTGAATATTGCAGTTAAAACAGCACGATTTAAAGAACTGGTTTCTTAGCAGTAACATTCCTTTGTTCTCATATTTACCAAACAGCGAGACATCCATCAATGACTGTCCATCCCAAATGCTATTTTTTAATGTGATTCTGTTTGGCTTTGTAACAAGTTCTCCATTAACTAACCTTGTTTCAATAACATCTTCTTCAAATTCACTTTCATAGTCGTTTATTACAAGAATACTCTTGGGATCTATTTCAATAGTATCTATTATAGATGATAAAGTAAGCGCTATATAGGCTTCTAGAGCTGCTAAATCAACTTCATCTCCTTGATTAACTTTAAGTTTACACAATTCCCATTTATGCATTCTAGGGTACAATTGTTCATCAATAAACAAACATTTTCCAACTCTGGCTGAGCCAGATGAACGCTTAAATCTTGTGAATTTAATCCCATCACAGTAAAACCCTTTGCTGTATAATTCATCTCTTAACTGTCTAACATTTTTTATTGTATGAAGTTTGTAATCATAGACTGAATATTTGTTTTTTTGTGGATTATAATGAAACCAGCGACCTAATTCTTTTTTTGATAGGGGATTTTTGACACCTTTTTTGGTATCTATAGCAATAATCTCACCATTTTCAATATAAATATGATCATCTATTTTATTTATAACCTTATTTAAATCATATCCAAATTTAACCCAAACATCCCCATAATAGCGATTATATTCTTTAACTGAGTATTTAAATCTTACATTAATAACTCTCTGAGAGTATAATTTATTGTTTTCCTCGAAAGTTAGCTTGTTATTTCGATATGTTGTTTTATAAACATCAACCAATTTGATTAAATCAAGTGAATAATCAAGCTTATTTAAAAACTTAACTGTGTTTAAATTTCCTGCACTGTTTCTTGGGTTATATCCTATGCAGCCATTATTGTAATTTGCTAGATATATATCCTTCGCATCTAAACCAAGGATATATACCCCATCTTTTATAGATGGCACTAAGAAGCGTCACCACCATTATAAAAATTTTGTCTTATTACGAATCTTTGAATTACTTCAAAAGCTTCTTCAAGTTCATCAACTGTACTATCTTCGTTTAACGAAAATCTGATACAGCTATGAAGGTCGTCTTCAGGCAGTCTTATTGCTTTTAAAACGTGACTTGCTTCTAAATTTTTACTGTTGCAGGCAGAACCACCAGATGCATAGATTTCATATAGATTTAAATACGATAACAGTGATTCTGCTTCGATGCCATGAAAACAGATATTTATATTATTGGATAATCTGTCATTACCATTTGCTCCAATTAGATATGTATTAGGCAATATTAGGAGTTTATTAATAAAATAATCTCTTAAACTTTTTAAATGATTAGATTTTGAATAATTTAACAATTCTACTGCCTTTGAGAGTCCAAGTATATACGGTATGTTTTCTGTGCCACCACGCATACTTTTTTCCTGTTCACCTTGTATTAAAGGGGTTACAGATATACCTTTTTTAACATAAAGAAAACCAATTCCAGAAGGGCATCCGATTTTAGAACCTGATACACTCATTAAATCTATTCCTAGCTCTTTAACATCAATCTTCTTATCGGCAATCAGTTGAACTGCATCAACATGAAATATTATATCGTGTTTATGGCATAGTTTTGAAATTTCTTTAATCGGCTGAATTGTTCCAATTTCATTGTTAGCTCCACATACTGATACAATTTTGTAAGATTGTATGTTATGTGTATTCGCAAGCTTGCTTTCTAATGATTTTAAATTAATAACCCCATTACTATCAACTTCAAGTGACCAATAATAATTGTTTTTGATAACCGATTTATGTGAAGTAGGATCAGCTAAAATAAAATGAGCTTTATTTTCTGAGTTTGTATAGCATCTTAATGCTAAATTATTAGCTTCACTACCGCTTGAAGTAAATATAATTTCTTCAGGACTACAATTAACCCTTTTTGCAATCACTGACCTGGCATCTTCAAGTTTCTTTTTTACCTCCTGGGCAGGATGGTAAAGAGAAGAGGGGTTATACCAGTCTTCGTGTAATGATTTAACGATAACGTCCAAGACCTCTTTTTTAGGCTTACTCTTAGCAGCGTTATCTAAATAAACGGCTATTCCTTATCCTCCTTTAGTTTAATTTTTAATATTGTTAAGCTCATACATTTCCTGTACCAGTTCTTTAACATCGTTCTCATAGAGTTTACATGCGATTTCGTAAAGCTCGGGCAATTTACCCATTACTTTATCAATATAGTCGACTCTATTCTTGCATTTAGGTTTGTTGTGTTTATTGTATGCTTCCATTCTGCTATAAACTCTAATATGGTATTTATTATCAAATTCACGATAAAGAGTATTCCATCGTTTTTGTGCATTAGCTTTATTATGTCTAACAACACGATTAAGAACTTGACGTTTTTCAGCAAGCGAAACATCGTCAACTAAATTGATAATAACTTCTTCCTTATAAGCAATTTCTTCTTTTTGCTTTTGTATGAGTTTATTTTTCTCTTTAATTTGAACTAGTGAATTGACCATAAATTGTTTTGAGGCTTCGTCCATCTCAGGAAAATATGACTCAACAAAAATTTCTTCATTATTAGCATAGCCTCCAGTTTTACGAATAGTAGGCAAAACATCATGAGTTACCCATCTTTTAAATTCACGTAATTTTTCAATACGCTGCTGTATAAGGGGTTCGTTTTGTGACACCCCCTTGGCTTTTTGAGGTTGCATGGCAAATAATAAAGAATACAAACCACTTTCGTTAATAATAACCATGTTTTGTTTGCCTCCAGAAGTATCAACCCTATATGTATCTTTATCATTCTCATCAATTTTTGATAAAGATCTTTTATGGTTAGTATCTCCAAATGCCAAACATACATCTTTTCCAACAAAGTAAGGTTCTCCATTAATTAATAAACTTCTCACTTCGCCAAATTCATTATTTTTAAAAACTTGTAATTCTATTTTAATTTTCCTCCTTTGGTTTAATTTCCTTATTTTTATCTTTTAAAGCATCTATAATTTGTTTAAATAATTCTTTATATTTAGCATCAGCCTCGATTGCGTCTAATGGATAACATTTTGCGAAACTCTTATTTTTACAATATTCTTTTTGAATATCGCTAACAGACATCTTGCTTAAATTGTTAAATATTGTATAGATTTTTCTAAACTGCTGATTTAATGCGATCTGATTTTCCAATGCTAAAAATTTAACATCTTTAAATATGTCCGATTTCCATGCGGTATTAACAGATTTATAGGATAAATCCTTATATCTTGACTTGTTATTTACAGATTCTATTAATCCATCCAAAAATAACTCATCATCTTTATGCACTATAATTTCCTCCTTTCGTTCAGTTTGTTATTTACATACTCAACACCATATTTGAGATTTTCTTCTGCTGAGTATTTAATATCCCGAGAATGGTAATCCGCCACGATGATATACCCCTTGATAAAAAAAGTGGTGTCTGGGATTTTTAATGTTTTTGTTTGATTAGTCTTGATAATTTTAATATCGCTTAAGATTTTAAGCATACGTGATATAGTTCGCATACTTATATTTATCTGTTCTGATAAATCATTTATACGAAAATATGAAATTTCAGGAGCTGTTTCTACTAAGGCGCCATTTCTTTTAATCATCTTTAGGCGATGGTAGGATAAGAATAGGAATATTTTTTTTGCTGATACTGATAATTCAGATTTTTTTTCCTGCTCAATAATTAAATCTATTTCGTCAAAATATATTTTAGCAAATTTAAATACATTTTTTTCAGGATGCAATTCCTTAAATTTTTTTTTACTATCTACAACATTGAGCTTAATGTTAATTAAGTCGTTTAAACTCAAATCAACAATATTAATAATTGCATTGCTGTATTTTTCTAATATATCACCCAAAATAATATCAGCTTGTTTTTTTAATTGTGGCTTTTTTATTCCCATAAACGAATAATACGATTTTTTTGAAAATTCAACACCGTCATTGCCATTTTTTCTATACATAAGATAAATGTAAGTCATTAAGTAAATATTATTTTTGACACCTTCTTGAATAATATGTTTGGGAATGATTATGAAATTATCTTTTTTTGTTTGATCTTTTATTATTGATTTCCTCCTTTTTGACAATAAGTTAATATTTTTTATACTTAAATTAAGACAAAAGGTTAATATTTTTTATACCTCGCTTGGCAAAAAGTAAATATTTTTTATTCAAATGTAATGCCAAATTAAATATACAAATATAATCTTTTTGTTACTTTCAATATAAATGAGATATTCGAGGCGGTTACTGGCGTACCCTTGCCTCTTAAAATAAATGAAATAGATACAAATTGTTATATGGGGGCGCACAGAGAATGCTTTTACCCTTTCAAAAAGAACAGAAAGAGAATCGTTTCGCTGCGCTTCACTTGTCTTACCTTCGCACTAACGTGCTCGGCGCTCGCCAACCCTTATCGTCGTTTACTGACGTAAACTCGATTCGGGATTGGACGTATTATATTTTCTGCTATCTTGTTAATTACTGAGTAGGATGACAGTAGATAACCATATCATAAATTAAGATAGATTGAATTATTGTAATAGATTAACCTGTATTCATAATATTTCTCCTTTCGATTAGATTTAGTAATTATTCATATCAAATATATATGTCATCACCAAAATAGTCATATATCTAAATATGGCTTATATTTTAATTCTAAGAAACATTTAATTGAATAGGTATAAATAGTCACAAATCAATAAAACGTTTCTTAAAATTGATTTAATAAGCTAATATCTACTTTGCTAAGTAACATTATATATTTGAATTTAAACTGGACTGAAAAACAATCCAGCTATCGTTACTACAATCACTATACACTAAATATAAGTTGATGTCAACTAGCAAAGTAAAAAATATATCAAAATTGCAAGTTTGATTTTTTGGGATTTAAAATTTGACTATTTCAGGTTCGGATATACCGATTCGGTAAATTAGGTTTTAATGTTGTTAATAATGCTGAAAAATTTCGCAAATAAGTCAATATATTAATAAGGATAGAAATAGGTATTTTAAAGGTCGGTTTTAAATCAAAATATACAACTTTTTGTTCTTCGGAGATAATACGGATGTTTAGGGGATAAAGTGAAAAGGTGATTTAATGATTAATTGTAAAATACAATAAATTGCTAATTAGATGGTTGGATAGTTATGGTTAGAATATACGAAGATTATGGTAATAAAGTAGGGGTATTTAAGGTAGTTATACCGATAAGTTACCGATAGGTTTGTGGACAAATATGATGCAAAATTGTATTTTTTTGAAAAAGTTAAAATAGGGTGATTTTTATGGTTGTTGGATAGTAAATTTTAATCGGTCGGTGAAATTTGGGGTGATCGTGTGGTAGAAAAATGGGGTAGATAGGCGATTTTAAGCAGTTTTAAATAGCTTGAAAAGTTCGATATACCCCGGGTTATCTAAAATAAAATACCATACTACTTATAGTAGTACAGTATTATTTATTGTATTGTACTGATTTTAATACAATTTATTGAGTTGGTGAGTTGGTCTGGTTGATGATAGGGTTGTTAATTGGTATCAGCTTAGAAACGGTATCGAAAACTACTTTTAGTAGTAATTATATCTATATACCGACTATATTAGTTGACACTATCAACTGTACTACTGTACTATTACATTAATACAGTTATGTCAATTACACTACATATCCAATCCAACCAACCATATCAATCAACCATATCAAGTCAATTAACCAGATTCATCTAACTAACCCACTAACTCTATCTACTATAACTGTAATATTACTATAGCATAGTACTAATATACTATATTGGAGCACTACATTAATATATTACATTAATATGTTATATTGGTACATTGCTATAATATTTTCTGTATATGTAGCTTACATCACTCTATGTTTTTATGTGTATCCTATATCCACATTACTACATTAGCATATCTACTATTACAATTATCATATCTCTACTCACATACTCTATAAATCAAATATTTCCATTCTAAGCCACATTACCTATATACCTTAGCTTACCTACTATAATATCATTTTAGCCTTTATACGTTAAATAAATAGCTTATAGCATGTAAAAGGACTATACTAGCATAGGCTACAACTTCTTATCTTTAATAAAGACTTTCTTCTTAATTAGTTCGTTGGTTTTTCCAAACGATACACCTTTAACCAATAGCGCTCTAGCATTATCTAATATCTTACCATCACTATCAAACAACTTGCTATTTATAATGTAACCGTTATTTTCCAACCAATTATCTACAACGTTTATACCACTGTAGCCATATTTGATTGTATCATTTAGCAATGCCAATATATCATCGTCAACAATATCTGTGTTGATTTCCATATTGTTATTCGTATTTATACTAATTGTATCAGGTAATTTATTTTTGATACTAAAGTTGTCTTTAGGTCTAAATTCTAACACTAAATCATATCCAACTACGTCTAATATCTTTTTAATATCATTAAAGTTAATATTTTTTTTATTTAAAGTATTTGTTAATTGACTATTGCTAATGTTTAGGTTGTTAGCTATACTAGACATTTTAATATCATTATACAAAGCTATTTCTTTAATAGTTTTTTTTAATTGGTTATTGTTGTTATATTTAAAAATAATTTCTTTAGACATAATATAATACCTCCTATAATTAATAATATACTTGTATTATTTAATTGTCAAACCATATTTGATCGTTTTAATAAATTGATTTAATTTAATATATAATAATTCATTAAAATAATTAAATAATTTATAAAAAAGTATTGACTTTTTAGCGTTTGTCATGTATAATATAGTTGTAAGGTAAAGGAAAGGTTAAGTCAAAAGATCAAAAACTTGACTTAGCTAAATGTCAATATCTTACAAATAAAAGCCTTATGAACCATAGCGTTGAATTGTGCTATAATAAATATAGCGAGGTGATATTATGGTGAGTGAAGCTAAAAGAAAAGCCAATGCTAAAAGTGATAAAAAAAATTCTAAAGTTATCACTATCAAATTTTCTAAAAATAAAGATAAAGAAATACTTGATTATCTTGATAATTTAGACAATAAAGCAGGCTATATTAAAAAATTGATTGAGGATGATTTGAAATCTAAGGAAGTTATAAAAAAAAGAAATCCTCAAAAAAATACAAGGAATACTTGACAAATACAAGTAATTCGTGTATAATTAAGTTGTAAGGTAGGAGAGATAAGATTGATCGAATCAATCCTAAACTTACAAATATCACAAGAAATAAAAAAAAAGGGTTAATCGTTGAAAGTCCGCAAAAACTGAAACGATTAACCAACCAGACCCCTAAAGGTCAATTACGATTATATATTATTAATCAATAATTGTCAATGAACTTTGGGAGATTGGGTAATTATTTCTTATTAGTTCATTGACAATTAGATACTTGATATCAAATCTCTACCAATATATTTAGAGAGTTAGAAAGTCGTTAGATTCCTAATACCCTAAACAGTAGTTGCAATGTTGTGATAACATAGCAATAATGATTGGCTTGAGATGGTGAAAATCCTTGATAGTATCGGGTGATTAGATACGCTTGTATTTATTATTTACAAGTACCTACTTAACTAATCAAATTTAAATCATTGCAACCAAGGTTAATTCAATCTTGGTTTTTAACATAAAAATTAAAAATAAACATTTTATTTTTAATACCATAATGCCAATCAAAAAAGCTCTTCTTTGGTTGATGTTTAAAATTTGTTGATAATTAAGAGAAACAAAGATACAATATAATTATCAATAAATGTTTAAACTATACATCAAAAAGTTGTATTTTTCATACATTAAAAGCTAACTGATTGGCGTTATTAATTAAAAATAAAATTAATTTAAGGAGGAAGAATTAATGAAAAATATCTTCAAATTAAAAGGAGAAGAGTTAAAAGAATATCAAAAAAATATAAATTTGATTTCTAAATACTTCAACTATATTGGGTACAAGTGGTTTTTTGATATCGTAACAAAAGAAACTATAAATCTCAATGATATAGAAGGCGTATTGACATTAGATCGCCCTCGTGCATTTGCATTTGGTGAAGAAGATATGTCATATGATGAATGGAGTGCTTATATAGATATATACGAATTTATCACGAACACTTTTTACAATGAATTACCAAAATATTATGAAGTTAGGAATATTGATACATATGATAAACAATTTCCAAACAACCCATATTATTTTGGGTACAAGATTTGTGATGGTGAGCGTAATCTATGTTTTTATGATGGATACACGGGGGTGGCTGGGTGTCATTGGGAGGCGTTGGCCTTTCATTATTGGTTTGAAGAATTAAATTAAATAATTAAAAATGGAGGAAAAACAATGAAAACTTATATAAGTGACGAAGCAGTCGATAAGTTTGAAAAAGATGAACTTATTGACATGTTTAAAAATTGTGATTGTGAATATAATGTAGAACATACAATAAAAAAGTATTACCCAGGAAGTTTATTTTATGAAATGTCAGATATGAGAGACGCTTACATATTTGTCAATGAAGATGATATAGCATTTAGTTTATTAGAAGAACTTTAAAAAGTTCTTTTTTTTCTTGCAAAAAATTATAAAAAAGGAGAAAAAGAAAATGAAAGAATATACGTTATATGTTGGATTAAATGACAAAGACACAAAAAATCAAAAAATTTCTACCATAGAGGCTTATAAGATGGTAGAAAACACATTACTAAACAATGATGTTGAAGGAGCTACTATCTACGAGGGTAGAGGCATCTATAAACATGAAAACGGAATTAAGATTAGAGAAACAACCTTGATTATAAAAACAATCATGTTTGACGAAAAAGCAGAAAATAAATATATTGATAACTTAAAAAGGGTTGTTAGTATATTAAAAACTACTTTAAATCAAGAAAGTGTAGCGGTACAAGTTAAAGACATTAATTCAAATTTATGGTAAGATTAAAAATAAGAGGTGATAAAAATTAAAGCAATATGGAAAAATGGCTATAATGCTACATTGCAATTTATTGACAATGATAAAATTGTTAATGAAATAGAACTTGATCTTATCATTGTTGATAAAAACAATAATGTTATGCTAAAGCAAGTTGAAAAATGGTATGACAACAACAATTTAAGTAAGGAAAACTTAGAATTATTTTTAATTCTTAACGAGTACGCTAAAAAGAATATTTAAAAGAAGTTTTTTAGTAGAACTTCTTTTTTAATAATTAATTCTACTTTGCTAGTTGACATCAACTCAAGTTTAATGTTAACATAGAGTAAACTAGCAAAGTAAATTGTGAGGGTAAGAATGAAAAAAATAACAATAATTTTAATAATTATAACTATATTAGGTTGTAATTTTAATATTAATTCTAATAAAACTAACAATGTTACATTAGACAATGTGTCTAAACTTGTAACAGAAAATGTAATTGTAAAAAAAGATTTAAAAATTATTTACAGAGGTAAAGCAGAAGATTTAAAACCAGCTTTACTAAATAAAAAAGTTGTAGAAATTGCTATTTGTGATGATGTAAAAAACACAATTTGCATTTTTGTTAAATAGGAGGAAAAAAAGAAAATGAAAAAGCAAATAATCAACAAACAAGTAATTAATAAATTTAAGAAAAAATATTATTTATTGGGTAAAGATTTAGATGATAACAAGGTGTGGTTAGAAGAAGCCTCATTTGATTGTGGTTGGTACTGGGGTTTAGGTTATGTTGAAAAATTTAATAAAAATTATTCTGACATAAAAGAACACACTCATTTTGATCGTTTATTTTTAAAAGAAAATATACATGATTCGTTTATTGAATATTTTTCTAAAATCACTTTAACTAACAATGAGATTTGGCAACTGTTAGAGTTAATGAAATCTTTGTACATATTTAGAGAATATAGCGATATGCTGCATCTTGGTGGAGCGCATATTTCTGAAAATCCTTGTCAAGATATTTTAAAAAATGATGAGGAATACAAAAGAATAAATAAAATTATAATTCCCAAAATAAACAACAAAGTTTACGAACTTTTGGGAGAGAAATAGGAAGTTTAATATAGATATGTACTTATGAGGACATGAAAAAAAGAGTTGCTCGTTTAGTTGACGATTTACTTTATTAAAGGGAGGTTTTAACATGAACAAAAGATTAAAATTTCTGTTAGAAAAAGAAATTTTAACAGAAAGTGAAATTGAAGAAGTAGAAGAACATGAGGAAGTATTAGAGTTTAACATCCTTGGAAGTTCTGGAAAAAATATAGGTTTTACATGGTTTGACGTTAAAACAAGTGATAGTCAAACATTTGATGTTTATTGTAAGTATTAAAATTGGTAACAAAAAAAACACAAGGAGAAAAAGAAAATGAAAAAGCAAATAACACAAAAAGAATTAAATAAAATCTTAAAGCTTTATGAAAAATGGTTAAATGATGAAGAGGGTGGAGTTAGAGCAGATTTAAATTGTTATGATTTAACCAACAAAGATTTAAGTGGTACAAATTTAACTAACACAAAATTAAGATATGCAATTTTAAATTGTGCAAAATTATTTAATACAGATTTAAGATATACAGATTTAAGCTGTGCAAAAGGCTTACGTATTTTGCCAGCAAATTAGGCGCTACAAAATACACTAAACCTATGGATTTTTTTTGATAGATACTAGGATATAAAAAACGTTTGTGAGCTTTAATTTAAAAGTATAAAAAAAAGGGGGAACTAGGTGATTTTACATCTGGTTAATTGTGAATGAAAAGAAATAAAAACAAAGCAGTAAATCTATATCTAATTAAAGAATTTATGTGTAATACAGAATTTTATTATTATAACACATATACACAAAAAATAGATTTGTATGCTTTTGAGTATCACACCATTAGCAACAATGAATTAGAAAGTGAATTAGAATTTTTAGTAAACGAACGTACACAAGAAATGTACTTAGTTGAACATTATTTATTAAATAATAGCGAAAATCGGGCACTAGCGTGTTGTGTGCTTGTTGAAAAAGAGGGGGTTTTTAATGAGTAATTTAACATATTTACAAATGTTTGTAATTGTTTTATTAATTCCAACTTTAACAATAACATTAGTTTGTTGCTTAGTTGATTGGAAAATAGAAAAAACAATTGTTAAATACCAGATATTATTTAAAATATTTAATTTAATTATATTTATCATTGTTGGAAAAATTTATATAAAAAGCGTTTTTAGTTTTATATTTAAATAATAAAAAAAAGGAAGGTTATAAAATGGAAGAAACAACAATATTATTAAAATTAAAAAAAATAAAAGCAACATTAGAAGAAAGTTGCTTAGATACAAATGATGTAAATTGGTTGATAGCTAAACAAGAAGAAAAGATTATGCTTAGTAAAGTGTCTAACCCATCAGAAAAAAAAGCATTAAAAAAACGATTGTCGTTTTTGAACAAATTAAGAAAAGGAGATCGTCCTATTCTTGGATATGCTGACATCCAAAACATTAACAATCATGATTATGTATGTTTTTCAGATCGTATTAAATTGTTTTGCTTATACAAAAATGACAATAGTTTACCATTTTTAAAAAATGCAGAAGATGAAAATATTAAAAAATTAAATTATCCTGAGATATCAAGGATAATTAGCAATGACAGAAAAAATATTGCAGAACTAGTATACAAAGATGTTACCACAGCTGTTAAGCTAAATAAAAGTAAAGAATATGAAAAAATAATTCGTTGTACCTTTGATGGTTCAAATTTTTATAACTTAAATTTTATCAAAGAGATATTTGAAATTTTAGGGGCGAATGAATTAAAAATTGAATATGATACATATAAAATTTTATATTTGACAGATACTTTAACTGGCAATTTTGCACTATTGATGCCATTGACTAACCCAACTAATCAGAATGATGCTGTTTTTTTAAAGAAAGAAAGATAAAAAATGAAAATTATAGAAAAAACTACCATGAAAGATGGTACAAAAATTTTATTAACAGATTGGAGCGAGCATAATACCAAAAACTTTCCTAATTTTTATGGGTTACAAATTCATGCATACCCTATTGCCAAAAGAACAAGTAAATATAAAATTATTAAACGAAATAATAAATTTTTGCTAGCAATATCAATGAATCCTTATTGTAATTATACTAATGAAGATGTTTTAGCAGATTTTAAAGCGTTAAAAATGGGGGTTAAAACCTTAGAAGATTTATCAAACCATTTTTGGAATGGTAAAGAAGACATGTACTATTTGGGTATGGATGTTGATTACCAAGAATAATAAATAAATTTTATATTTTAGAAAGAAAGTAGAGGTAAGAAAATGTGTTATAAAGGAAGACTTTATTTAGTTAAAGAAAAAGAATTTAAGTACAATGAAAAAATCAAGAACCCAAGTGATATTAGAAATTTTTTAGTAACAAATACTTCTTTGGCATGTGAACCTGAAGAAGTTTTAATTTTAATTAATCTCAATATAGATAATACAATTATAAATTATTTTGAAGTTTCTAGAGGGGCAATTGATCAAACAATTGCCTGTCCAAGAGAAATTGTAAAACGCATTATTTTATCTAATGCAAGCAAATTTGTTTTAGCTCACAATCATCCTAGTGGCAATTTATTATTATCAAAAGATGATATTAAAATATATAAAACAATGAAGCAGGTTGCTGATTTAATGGAAATCGAATTGTTAGATAGTATCGTAATAAATCAAAATAAAAAATTTAGTTCTACAAGAGAAAAAATAGAGATAATTTAGAGAAAGGAAATACAAAAAATGAAAGCATACATCGTTGTAGAAACATATGAAGATAGTAATTGCATACGTGAATCAAGTATTTTAGGAGTATATGCACATAAACATTGTGCAATCAAATTTATATATGATTGAAAAAAAATCAGTTTAGGCAAATTAGTAACGCTGAAATTAACGACAATGATTGGTTTAAAACTGAATATTGCAATGGTTTTATAGAATGGAAAATTGAGGAATGTGAAATAAAAGGTATAGAATAATGAAAAATACAAACAACGAATTAAACTATTATAGGAAATTAGAATTAAAAAACGAGGTAAACAAATTTATATTTGATTCAATCAATTGCAGTGAGACAAGTAATTTGCATATAAATGATGTTGGTAAATGGATTTTGTACAAACACACTTGTATTAATGGTAATAGTTATACACATTATTATAAAGAAATTAGTGATATAGAAAGTGATTATGTGAATGAATTATTGAACTTGGTAGACAATGATGTAAATTATATGATGAAAAAAGTAATAATTATAAGTTTTGAAAAGACTGATCTTGATAATGAAAACAAAGTTTACCTAATTCATTATCAAAATGATAGTGGAAATTTTGGATATTATATTGAGGATACTTTGCCTAATCATAACATAGAAAAATTAAATCATTATTACAACAAACTTGATTATATTGCAAATTATAAGATGAACATGAACAAAGTTAATATCAAACAACTGAGTATTTATTTGCAAATGTTAATAAAATGTTTGGAGCTAAGTAGCAATTACATATATTATGTTGAGCGAGACGATAAAGAATATTTAGAACTTGTTAAAAAAAAATAATAACTTTGAAGATGATTTGCATAAAGAAATTGAAAAATATAATTTAGAAATTGAAAGTGAAAGTTTAGAAGAATTTGATGAATTTAGCGACGCATTAATTACAGTTTATGCTAAAGTTTTAGAACAAATATTGTTTGATTAAAAGAGAGATTTTAACGAAAAGGAAGGATAAATTATGTTAGATAACAGTGAATTAAGAAAAATTACAAGAGAAGATTTAGATAAAATATTAGAACTTCATAAAAAGTGGTTAAAAGGGGAAAAAGAAAGTGTAAAAGCTGATTTGAGTTATACTGATTTAATTGACGCAAATTTAATTAATGCAAATTTAAGTAATGCAGATTTAAGAGGTGCAAATTTAACTGATGCAAAATTAAGTGGTGCAAATTTAAGATATGCAAATTTAAGATATGCAAATTTAAGATATGCAAATTTAACTGATGCAAATTTAAGTGGTGCAAATTTAACTGATGCAAATTTAAGTGGTGCAAAATTAAGTGGTGCAAATTTAAGATATGCAAATTTAAGATATGCAAATTTAAGATATGCAAATTTAACTGATGCAAATTTAAGTGGTGCAAATTTAACTGATGCAAATTTAAGTGGTGCAAAATTAAGTGGTGCAAATTTAAGATATGCAAATTTAAGTAATGCAAAAGGCTTACCATCAGCAATCGAAATTATGAATAAATATTTCGAAAAAACTGATGAGGGATATATTGCCTATAAAACATTTGGTCTATGCTATAAACCAAATCCTAATTGGAAAATTGAAATAGGAGAAGTAATAGAAGAAAATGTCAATTTCAATAGAACAAGTGGCTGTGGGTGCGGTATAAATGTAGCAACTTTAGATTGGGTTAAAGGAGACATAACAACTTCAGGTCGAACAATATATAAAGTTCTTATTAGAAACGAATGGCTAATGGGTGTGTGCGTACCTTATCAAACAGATGGTAAAATCAGATGTGAGAAAGTTGAAATTATTGGTGTCGTAGAAGAATAAGTGCAAGTACTGGTATATGTTAAAGATATCAGAATGGTTTTATTGTATCTTGATGTTTAGGAAATAAACAAATATACAGTTTGTAAATTGTATAAATGGGAAAAATATGTAAAAAAAAGAAAATTGATGAATAGAAATAAATAGAAAGAATGAGGTAGAAAAATGGAAAATATTAATATGAATGAGAATGAGTTAAATGATGTTAACAAGAGAAACAAAAAAAGAAAAAAATATCAATATATGAAATGTGTGAAAACAAATAGACCAAGTTTGACAGTAGGTAAGATTTATAAAATTTTAAGGCTTAAGAACAGTACTCACGATATTAGAATAGAAGATGATAACCATCAGCCTATTTGGATTACGCCTGGAGCATCTAAAAAAGAACAATTTAGTTTGGTATTAAGATAAGGAGAAGGAATAGTAAATGGAGTTTAAAAAGTATCAACATATTGCAAGACTCGGAACTTCTGAAACCGAGGGTATTTTAAATGGAAAGGTATTTATCCAACCTAAAATTGATGGAACTAATGCTTCAATTTGGTTAAATGACGATGGAACACTAGGTTGTGGAAGTAGACGAAGAGAGCTGACATTATTTCAAGATAATCAAGGGTTTTATAATCATTATAATAAAAATGAAAATATAACAAATTATTTAAGAGAACATCCTAACCACAGGTTGTTTGGAGAGTTTTTAAAACCCCATTCGCTAAAAACTTACAATGATGATGCATGGGATAAATTTTATGTATTTGACGTTTGCGAAGATTTAGGCGAAGATATAAGATATTTAAGTTTTGAAGAATATAGTCCACTACTAGATAAATATAAGATTGATTATATTCCAGTTATTAATATATTAGAGAATCCTACAATTGATCAAATTGTTAAAGAATTAAACTCTAATACCTACCTTATTAAAGAAGGTATGGGGTATGGTGAAGGAATTGTAATTAAAAATTATCAATATGTTAACAAGTATGGTAGAAAAACATGGGCAAAAGCAATTCATAGTGAGTATCTCAATAACTCTGGTAAAAAATCCAAAGCTCAACTAAACGAAGATACAACTTCTATTGAAACAAAAATATCTAAAAAATATGTAACAGAGGCATTAGTTGAAAAAGAATATCAAAAAATTATAAATGGTGATAATTTTGATCCTATAAATGATAGAAAAAGATTAATTCCATGTTTATTAAGTGTACTATATCACACTATAATTGATGAAGAAATTTGGAATATTGTTCAAGACTATAAAAAACCAACTATAAATTTTAAAGTTTTGCAAGCTGAGATTACAAATCAAATTAAATTAATTAAGCCTAGTCTATTCGTGAAAGTAGCAGATTGATGGAAGAAAGAAAAGAACGTTTCTTTAAAGTTGTTAGAGATTCGCCCTTACACAAAAAATATTTTACTTGGAAAGAACATAAAAAGAAAATGGTCGAATTGGCTAATGAATTTCTTAAAGAAAATAACATAGATACAAGCGCATTTATACCTTTGTTTGACTCATTTTATTTGAGAAAAGGACAGTTAAATTTTAGCGTCAAAAAACAACTAGATAAAAATAAAACAATTGTTGATGGCACTTGGTTTTATAAATTGAAACAAAAATCTAAATTGATGGAAGAGTGGCATAAGCTACTATTAGAAAATAGTATAAAAAAGAATGTTGTAAAACCATCATTAGAGCCATATTTGAAAAATGTCGGTAAATATGAATATAGGTATTTTGATCAGGAAGGTGTGATTTATTATACACAAACAAATTGTGGCGAATGGCATGACCATGATTGTTTAGAAGAAATTTCAGAAAATAAATACATGGCAATTATGGCTGAGTATGACAAAAAAGTTTCAAACGTGAAAGATGACGAAGAAAAAGTAGTCCGATAGTAACGTTGAAAATAAATTTAAAATAAAAAAAGAAAATGGAGGATTTAATGGCAGAAAAACAAAATGGATTAAAAAGAGGTGCATCAAGCTTTAGTTTGGTGGGGAAAGTTGCTAAATTTAATAAATTTACTTTCCAAATAGATGAAAAGTCAAAAAAGAGTGATTGGATTTATAACAGCCTAAATCTTGGAATCAACTGCGGAGAAGAATGTGGTGTGATATACGGGAAAGCAATGGGTGGTTATGGAAAAGATCGTAAAAATTTAGTATATGTTCATGGTAAAGATGAAAATGGATATGATGATTTTGATAACAGATTTGATATTGCTTGGGAAGATAGAGACAATAAAGATATTTTAATGACTATTGGTAAAAATTGTTTCTATAAAGCAGGCTTAAAAAAGGATGTTAATGATAATTTAGTTATTGAAGAATTTTTGAGTTCTTATGATTTTATAAATTATATTAAAGAAAACCTTGAAGAAGGTATGATTGTTAATGTCAAAGGAAATTTAAAATATTCATTTAATAATGATGATAATGTAGTGGTAAATAAAGAAATTAAAGCAATCTATCTTTCAAATAAAAAACCAGAAGAATATGATGCCAAATTTACTCAAACAGTATTATTCGATAAGGACTGCCTAGATGTTAAAAAATATGACAAAGATAAAGGATGTTTATTAATAGATGGTTATGTGGCGGATTACCTTAAAGATTATAAAGGCGTTGATGTAAAACAAACTTATCCATTTAAAGTGAACTTTGAATATAAAATAGATAATTCAGATAATGAAAAATATTTAAAATTAATACGATTATTATTCAAAGTTAAAGAGGGCGTTACAGCAATTACTTTTGTAGGAAGATTTATTGAAGGTGGAACCATTGTAACAGCTACATATGACGATTTGGATGATGATATTAAACAAATGGTTGATATGGGAATATATGAACTTGACGAAGCATTGGATAAATGTTCAGTAAGTTCAAATAGAGAACGAAGAATGATGTTAATCAAACCTGACATCAAAATGATTATTAATGAAGATGGAACAAAAACTCCAAAACTTCAAATTGATAGAAAAAAATATGAAGAATCTGATTTAGAATTTATCTTGCCTAAAGCAACAAATAAAAAACAAGATACAGAAATGAAAGTAGTTGATCCAAAATTGGATGATGAAGAAGCGGCAGATTTAGAAAAATTATTGAAAGAATTAGGTGACTAATGGTTAGAAGATTTGGTAAAAAGAATCACGTAAAAGTTGATCCTTTATCATATAATACAATCTTATTAGGAGAACCTAAGATTGGTAAAGAACAACCTATCTCAGAACCAGTGCTTACAAGCGCAGGTTGGAAACCAATGGGAGAGATTCAAATTGGAGACTTGGTTTATGGTAGAGATGGTAAAACATATCCCGTAACTGGAGTTTTCCCACAAGGTGTAAAAGATGTTTATGAAGTAACATTTGAAGATGGTACTTCTACACGATGTGGACTAAAACATTTATGGACAGTGCAAACAGCAAAGCAACGTTCAAATATGGGAAAATATAATGACTATCGTTATAAAGTAGTAACATTGGAGGAAATTTTAAAAGATTATAAAACTCCCGTTAACAACATTAATAAAAAAAGTAAATTTAACTATAAATATAGTGTCCCTATAAACTTACCTATTGAATTTGATAATCAAAATAAATTACCATTATCGCCCTATGCTCTAGGATTAATGCTGGGTAATGGTGGGTTCACTGGTGATGTATATACTTTTACAAACTCAGAGAATGAGCTATTTGAAGAGTTAGCTAATGAGATTTCATCCTTAAATGTTAAACTTCATACAAGATGTTTTGATAATTATAAACAAGCAAGTATTGTATGTGAAACAGATAAATCGAATACTTTCAAAGAAGTAATTAAGAAATTAGGATTAAATAATCGTGGGTCAAAAGAGAAGTTTGTTCCTGAAATTTATATTTATTCATCTATTGAAAATAGGCTTGCTTTATTAAGTGGAATCATTAATACGGGGCATATAGCAAGAGGGAATAATATTTGCATTAGTATTTATTCTAAGCATCTTGCCAATGATATTTCTAGTTTAGCAAGATCGTTGGGTTATATTGTTAAGATTACCGAATATAACCATACAGATGAGAACAGTACAAAAAAGTGTAGCAATGAAATTGAATATTCTATGTCAATTTATGGTGATTATGAAAAATTGCATTTATCCACAAAACATAAAAACAAGTTAAATAAAGAGAGAAGTTTTGAATATTCTAAAATCATTAGAGATATTAAATTGGTTGGAAAAGAAGAATCACAATGTATTATGGTTGATAACCCCGATCATACATATATTACAAAAGACTATATTGTTACTCACAATACAACATTAATTAAAGAGGTTTGTGAAGAATTAGTTGGCGAAGATGGCTATTTATTCTTAGAAATGGGAAAAGAAAGTGGTGCAGATGCCATTGAGGGAATTATTGCTGAAGACGTATCAGATTGGGATACTTTTGAAGATATTAAAGATGACATTATTGAAAATAGAACCACTGATTATAAAGACTTAAAAGTAGTTGTTATAGATACATATGATGGTTTTATTGAATTAGCAGAAGCTGAATCTATTCGTCAAAGTAATAAAGAATATCCAGATGCTAAAGTCAAATCAATCGATGCAGCTTGGAAGGGATATCAAAGAGGACAAAAGAAAGCGTTGGAACTAATGCTTGATGCTTTGTGGGAATTTAAAGAAGTTGGTATTAACTTTATTGTAATTGGTCACGTGAAACCAAAAGAAATCACTGACACTGTTAGTGGTGAAACATATACGACATTGACAAATGATGTTGAAAAAGTTTATTTCAATGGTTTAAAAAAGAAAGTTCATTTCTTAGCATTGGCATACTTTGACAGAACTATCTCATCAGAAAAAACAGGAAAAAAAGATTTCAAAGGAAACGAAGTAATTAAAAAGACTTTAAAATCGCAATCTCGAAAAATTAAATTTAGAGATGATGCATATGTAATCGACTCTGGTTCAAGATTTGCGGAAATTGTACCTGAAATAGAGTTTGATTCTGTTGAATTCATTAAAGCTTTAACAGATGCAATTAAGGCAGAACAGGCTAAATCAAATAAATCATTTGATGAAACAAAAATGGAGCAAGATGAAGAAATTAAGAAAAGAATGAAAGAAATCGAAGTTCAACAAAAAATTATCAAAGAAGAAAAAGAATTAAAAGAAAATATTGAAACCATTCAAGCATTTATTGTAAAAAATAAAACAAACAAAGAAGTTGTTACTCCAATATTATTAATTCTAAAAAAATATGGACTTACTAATTTACAAGAAATTACTGATTTGAACTTATCTAAAGAGATATTAAAGTTGACTAAATAAAATTAAAGGAGGAAGCGATGACTAAACAAGAAAAACAAGATTGGGATGAATTATATCAATATGTAAAACTTAATGTGTTTAATTATGATCAGAATCAGTCGCTTCCTTCTAATATTGTTTTAGGTTTAAAAGGATTGCAAACGGGTAAGGCAATTGAAAATCGAAAGATTAAGGATAATGCTCATTATCCGTTTAAAATCATTTTATTGTCGTTTAAATTAAATAAAAATAAAATTGATTATGCAATTAAAACAAAGAATTTTAAAAATGAACATTCAAAATTTGTATATATTAAAAAGATTGTCGAGAGTGATTTAAACAATTTATATACAAAAATTAAAGAATCTGAAAAAGCCAAAAGCAAAATAGAAGGAATCGATTTAACTAATTTGGAAAATAATTTTAAAGCAAAATATAAACCAAAAACTAAAAAGACAAATAAAAAATTAAAAGGATACTGGTAAGAGGTTGTATTATAGAAAAAAATATATTAAATGGATATGAAAAAGAAAGGTTGAGTACTATTAAAAAGGTTGCTGAAATCAAGTTGCCTTGTGAAGCAAATATAGTTTCAATATTATTTAAAAAACCTGAATTATTATCCAACGTTGAATTAAGCATTAATGATTTTACCAATAATGCTTGGAAGGTATATTTTGCAATAGTGAATGACTTATATAATATTGAAAAAAAGAATGTATTAGATGTTATTACTGTTGGTTTATATTTAGAAAAACATCCAAAATTAAAAACAGTTTATGAAAATTTTGGCGGTTATAATACTATAAAAAATGCTATCGAATATATTTCTGAAGATAATTTTAATGGATATATTAGTGAATTGAAAAAATGGAACATAGTAATAAAACTCTGTAAAATGGGAATTATTGTTGATGACAACAAGTTAAAAGAATTTATAGATTGTACAACTGAAGAAATCTATGAAGAATATGAATGTATGTTTAATGATATATTCATCAATGCTGATACAGATATGAAGTCATACAGTATATCTTACAAAATTAGAGATTTAATTGATGAATTAGATGAAGGGTTGGCAGTTGGTTTACCATATCACAACATGAGGATGTTAACTAATGAAACTGGCGGACAATATATGGGTTCAATTACTTTAATTGGTGGGCTCTCTAATGTTGGAAAATCTGCTTTTTTAAGAAGTTCTACGATACCAAGCATTATTGAAAATAATGAGAAAATAGTCATTATGCTTAATGAGGATGGACTAAAAAAATGGCAACGTGAATTTTTGGTATATGTGGCCAATAATGTTATAAAAAAAGATCTTCAAAAACAAACAGTTAGAGATGGCTCTTTCAAAAATGAGACCAAAGAATTATTACTTGAAGCAGCAAAATGGATAGAAAATAAAGACAAAGATAATGTTATTACTATAATTCCTTTTAAAAAGTATAAAACTAAAAATGTTATTAAAATTATGAATAAATACATAAGTCTTGGTATTAGATATTTTGCACTAGACACTTATAAAATGGATGCAGGAAAGGTTGAGAGTCATGCATGGTTGCAAATGCAACAAAACATGGTTGAAATTAACGATATTGTAAAACCAGAGAGTAAAAATGTACATATACTTATCACATTTCAATTATCAAAAGGAAGTGTAATGCAAAGATATTATACTCAAGACAATATTGGTATGGCAAAAAATATTGTTGATCCTGCAAGTACCTGTTTGATGATAAGAACATTATTTGACGATGAAAGACCAGGCGGTAAACGGGCGTTAAATATCTATACGTATGCTGGTAAAAATGGATTGTCAAAGGTGCCAGTAAGATTGGCTGATAATAAGCATTATCAAATAATATTTATTGTTAAAAACAGAGAGGGTGCAGCCAATACATATCAGATAGTAGTTGAACATGATTTAAGTAGAAATATTTTGAAAGAAGTTGGATTCACAAACGTTCCAATGGATTATTAGAGGGTTAAAGATGACAGGATTAGAACTAAAAGAATACATTTTTAATAATTGTAAGATCGAATATGTTCTAAATGAAATTGGATGTCATCATATTAAATATAATAAAAATAAAGAATATTTTACTTGTGGGAACATTGATGGAGATAATCCTTCTTGTATAGTTGTTAATAATAATAAATATATTAATGTTCGTAACTATACAAGAGAAGAATACTTTAAAAGTAATGATGAGATCAAATCAGATATATTTACACTGATACAGTATAATTTTTCTAGAACTAATCAAAATTTTGATTTTCGAGAAGCAATTAAATATGTACACAAATTGTTTGATATACCATTAACATACAATAAAGATGTTAAAGTAAAAAAACAAGTTAATGATCCATTAGAAGTGTTTAAAAAAATCAAACGAAGCACTGTTTATGTACAAGACATAGATTTGGATGAAATGGAGAATATTGATTATATACCGTATATCCATATTGATTGGTTTCGTGAAGGCATTGTTCCACAAACCATAAAAAAATTCGGGTTAGCATATAGTCACTTATATAAGAGAAATATAATTCCCTTAAGATACTGGCTTGATGGTAAATTGCTAGGATATAATCAGAGAACAGTTATTGATAATTATGAAGAATTGGGAATAAAAAAATATTTTATTACTCCTACTTACCCAAAAAGTCATAACCTATATGGATTATGGGAAAATAAAGAAGATATAACAAAATATGGTTATGTAGTTGTATATGAATCGGAAAAAAGTGTATTAAAAAGACATTCTAGAAAAGATCCAACTGGAGTAGCTTTAAGTGGACACACATTAAGTTCGGAACAGGCAAGGATTTTAATTGGTTTAAATGTAGATATTATCATTAGTTTGGATAAAGATATAAGTATTAATGAAATACGTCATATGTGCGAAAAATTTTATGGTATCAGAAATGTTTATTACACATATGATAAATATAATTTATTAAATCCCAAAGATTCTATTGCAGATAAGAGCAGTAATATATTCGAATTTTTAATGAAGTATAAAATAAAATATGACGAAAAAGAACATAAAAAATACTTAGATAGTTTAAAAAATAAAAATTGAGAAAGACAAAAGAAGAACTTTCAGGAATATGTAAAAAATACTCTGTTGATTTTCTGTGGAGTTGGTCTAGGGTGCATTCCTATATGACATCACATTATGAATATTTTTTAAGATACGTTAAACATATTCCTGAAGATAATAATAATTGTGCGTATGCACCCCTAGGCGGGGTAGCACACGGTGTTTTAGAGGAGTATTATGAGGGGAAAATTCAATATAATGATATGATAGAGCGTTTTCGAGATGGCTGGATGTTAAATATTGATTTGGCTGATTTGAAATTTGACCGTAATAATTCCGAAAAAAACAATAATATAAAAATTAAATATAACGAAGATTTAACACATTTTTTTAAAAATCATAAATCAATAGTTGATAAAAAAATGATTGAGCAATTTATTTTGATAAAGTTAAGACATGATATTGTATTGCAAGGATATATTGATATATTGATTACAACAAAAGATGGTAATTGTATAATTGGGGATTTTAAAACAAGCACTATCTATAAAGGTAAAAAAGCATTGGAAGAATGTGGTCAGCTGGCACTGTATGCAATTGGAATTCATCAGTTGGGTATTCCATTAAATAAAATTAAGATTGGCTGGAATTTTCTAAAGTATCAAAATGTTACTATAGAACAAAAAAATGGCAAGAAAAAAGTTAGAGAAATCGAAAGATGTAAACTTGGCGAATCACTGGTGTCTAATATAATGGTTTGGTTAAAACATTTTAAATACGATAGTGAACAAGTCGATGAATATATAATGAAAGTAATGCAAGATAACTCAATAGACTGTTTGCCTGATGACATAAAAGAAAAATTTATATTTGAAGACTGTTGGGTGTATGTTGAAGTAACACAAGAATTATTACAACAGTGGAAAGATTTATTAATCAATACAATTGATGAAATCAATGAAAAAACTGATATGTATAAACTTAGTCATGATTCTAAATTGTTTTGGGATGATAAGGATAGTGTAAAAACTCAAAGCTATTATTACTCAACGTTGTGTGGTTATAGTGCTAATTTATTGTTGCCTTATAAAGAATATTTAAAACAATTAGAAAATGAAAAGGGAGGTATTGATTTGCTATCTATTAGTAATGGTGATAACAATACTTCTAATGAAATTGACATTGATTTTGATAATATGCTTGAGGAGTTATTATCAGATGTCTAAAAATTATGTTCTTTATCATGTTCATTCAGATTTATCGAATGGTGTAACAAATATTGATAGTATTAACAAATACTATCAATATATTGATTATGCTAAATCGCTTGGTATGAAGTCGTTTGGCTTTGCAGAACATGGATGCATATATGAATGGAAACATAAAAAAGATGAAATTGAAAAAGCTGGAATGAAGTATATTCATGCTGAAGAATTTTATGTTACCGAAGAATTATCTGAGAAGATTCGAGATAATTATCATTGTGTTTTAATAGCAAAAAATGGCAATGGGGTTGAAGAGCTAAATAAACTATCTTCAATTGCGTTTGAAGAAGATCATAAATATTATCACCCTAGAATTAGCTTAAAAGAATTGGAAGAAACCAGCGACAATATTATCATTACTACAGCTTGCGTAGGTGGCATTCTTGCAAAGGGAGATAAAGCGATTCAAAAAAGATTTTTAAATTTATTAATAAAAAACAAGCATAGATGTTTTTTAGAGGTGCAACATCATAATGATGCTTTTCAAAAAAAATATAATCAATATTTAAAGAATATAAGTGATACAACTGGAATACCGTTAATCGCTGGAACTGACACTCACGCTTTAACAAAAGAGGATTTAGAGGGGCGAAGAGTTTTGCAGATTGGTAAAAGGGTGAACTTTGGAAATGATGAAAATAATTGGGATATGTCTTTCAAAACATATGATGAGTTAGTTGAGGCATATAAAATTCAAAATGCATTACCAGAAGAAGTGTATCTTCAAGCAATTGAGAATACAAACATAATGAGTGATATGGTTGAAGAATTCAGATTAGATTATTCAAAAAAATATCCGAAATTGTATGACGATTCTGAAGGTGTATTACTGAAAAAAATTGTTGAAGGTGTAAAAAATAGGGGGATTAACAAATTTCCAAATTACAAAGACTATATTCAAAGGATTAATTATGAGTTGCAAACTTATAAGCATAATGAGGCAATTGATTTTTTGTTGCTTGAAGAAGATTACAAGTCATATCTAAAAAAACAAGGAGTGAATTTTGGATACTCACGAGGGTCGGTTTCTGGAAGTGTAATTGCATATCTGTTGGGAATTACTGAAATAGATAGTATTAAATATAATTTGAATTTTGAAAGATTTATGAATACCGAAAGAATTACCTTAGCAGATATTGACACAGATTGGTTTAATGAAGACAGAGGTATGGTAAGAGATTATCTGTTTAAAAGAGATGGTCTTTATTGTTGCGATATTATTACATTTAACACTATCAAAATGAAAGGTGCAATTAAGGATATCGGTCGTGCTTTGGGAATGTCGCTAAATGAAACTCAAGAAATTAGCAATGCAGTATTCTTAAATGATAACAAAAAGTTTGAAATTGATGAATTATACCGAAAACGATATCCAAAATTATTTAAATATGTTGATTTGGTATCAGGCACTATAGTTTCTGTAGGTTCTCATCCTGCTGGACTAGTAGTTTCGCCTTACCCGATTGAAGGAAAATTTGGAACGTTTAGAAGTAAAACAAACAAAAACCCAATTTCACAAATCAACATGAAAGAAATTGATTCTTTAAATTATGTAAAACTGGATGTACTTGGATTAGACTGTGTTGGACTAATTTATAAAACCTGCAAGCTTGCAAAAATAGACTTTTTATTACCTGAAAATATGGATTTTACTGATATGAATGTTTGGGAAGATTTAGCTAAAGATACCACATTGATTTTTCAATTTGAATCAGATTTTGCAGGTAATTATTTAAAAGATATATTAAAGCCAGAAGTAATTGAAAAAATAAGAGAAAAAAATCCAGATTTTTCATATATAGACTTAATGTCTATGGCAAATGGGGCAATAAGGCCTGCGGGCGCATCTTATCGTGATAGTTTAGCTAAAGGATTATATAGAGATAATGGACATTATGCATTAAATGAATTCCTGGCGCCAACATTAGGGTATCTCGTATATCAAGAACAAGTTATAGAATTCTTGCATATATTTTGTGGATATTCGATGGGTCAAGCAGATGTAATAAGACGTGGTTTTGCTAAAAAAACTGGTACTGAAAAATATATTCCTGATATAAAAAAGGGCTTTTTTAAAACTATGAAAGAAAATTATGGGGTGAAAGAGAATGAATCAGAAGAATTAATTGTCAATTTTTTAAAAGTAATAGAAGATGCAAGTTCGTATTTATTTAGTAAGAATCATTCTGATCCATATTCATTCTTAGGATTTGCTTGTGGATATTTGCGACATTATTATCCATTAGAGACGTTTACTGCTGCACTAAATATTTACAAAAGCGATGCTGATAAAATGAAAAATATTAAAAATTATATAAACCAAAAAGGTTGTTATGTTAATGGAATAAGATTTGGATATTCTAAGGCTGAATTTTATATGGATAAGAAAACAAATTCAATCTATCAAGGCATTGAGAGTATAAAATATTGTAATGGTCAGATCGCAGAAGAGTTGTTTGAATTAGCAAAAAATAACTATAGTTCTTTTATAGAATTATTAGATGATATGAGTAAAACATCATTAGATGAAAGACAAACAAGGATTTTGATTGGTCTTAATTATTTTTCGGATTTTGGCAATAACGTTTATTTGGAAGAAGTTTATAATAAATACATTCAATTAAGAAACGCTAAAATTATTTCAAAATCTAAATTAGAAAAAATAGGAATATCGGAATATTATTTAGAGAAGTATTCAAAAAAAATTACTCCAAAACAATATAGAGATATTGATAATTTGAGCCTTTTGAAAGAACTATCAATAACTTTAGAGAAAGTTTGCCCAAAACCAATGCCAGTAGTAAAGCAGATAAAATTTGAAATTGAAAATTTAGGATATACTGATTATTCAAACTCTGAAATAAACAATATGTATTATATAGTTATAGATTTTGTTATAGGAAATAATCCAACAACCCCAAGATTAATTATAAGAAACTTAAACAATGGACAAGAGATAAAAACAAGAATTAAAAGAGGAAAAAAATTCAGAGACAACCCATTTGACCAGTTTTCGGTTTTAAGCATAAAGGAGTTAGATAAAGAATTTAAAAAGCGACCTGATGCTGAAGGGAAATGGATAGCAACTGATGAAGTAGAAGAAATATTAAATGATTATGAGGTGATAAAACTATAGAAGAAAAAGAAACGGTATTTACAGGGCAAGTAAATAGATGTACCTTCTCTAAAGAAAATTTTAGGATATATGCTATGAATGTTGATTTTAAATCAAATCCTAGGGTAATTGCAAATAATTACGGAAATGTGTCTATTATGGGAGAAATATCTGAATTGGATTTAAATACTGACTATAAAATTACTGGAATACCAACTAAAAACAAATATGGAACAACATATAAAGTAGTTTCGATATCAAGAGATAAACCAGTGAATCAGCAAGAAACATATCAATTTCTTAGAACTATATGTACAGAAAGGCAAGCCTCAGAATTGTATCTTCATTATCCGAATATTATCCAAATGGTTCTGGATAATGAAGATGTTGATTTGTCATTAGTTAAAGGTATTAAAGATGTTACATTTGAAAAAATCAAGAATAAAATAATTGATAATTTTATGTTAATTGACCTTATTAATGAATTTAAAGGATATATTTCATTAAATGTATTAAGAAAAATGTACAGCAAGTATACTTCAATCGAAATTGTACGTAAAAAAATTATTCAAGAACCATATAAATGTATGTGTTCTTTGAGTGGAATTGGTTTTAAAAGTGCAGATGAATTACTTTTAAAACTTCAAAAAAACAGAATTGTTGAGTTCGGTTATAATTTAAGAACCTCTTTACAAAGGTGTAGAGAGTGCATTTTATATAATCTTACCGAAACTGAAAATAACGGAAGTACTAGAATAAATATTCTAAAATTGTTATCAATCGTTAAAAGTGTAACCCCTGAATGTTCACAACATTTCTTTGAAGCAATCAAAGATGATGATATTTATTACAATAAGGATAAAAATAATGATGTTTTTGTATCGAGAAAAGTTACATACGAAGCCGAAATGTATATAAAATACAGAATAAATGAGGCGTTAGAAATCAATGATATATACGAAGTTAATCCTGAAAATTACAGAACTATTGATGAATACGAATTGACTGATGATCAGTTGTCTAGCATTCATAATTTATGTAAATCTCAATTTAGTATTTTAGTCGGATATTCAGGAACGGGAAAGTCGTTTTCAGCAAAAGCTATTATTAATATGTTAACAGATAAGAGTAAGTGGTTTGCTTTGTTTGCACCAACTGGAAAAGCTGCCAAAGTTTTATCGGAATATACTGGATCAAAAGCCGAAACAATTCATACTGGATTGGGGTATCAACCGCCTACATGGAGATATAACTCGTTTAATAAATTGAATTGCGATGTGCTTATAATCGATGAGTTTTCGATGGCAGATGTATTCTTGTTCAAAACTGTATTGGAAGCAATCGACTTTAATATAACCAAACTACTAGTAATAGGTGACCCTGCCCAGTTACCATCAGTAGGTTGTGGAAACGTAATGCATGACTTACTGACATCAAAAAAAATACCTAAAACCATGCTGACAAAGGTATTTAGATATGGCGAGGGTGGATTGATGAAAGTAGCTACTGATGTAAGAAATTGTAAACTGTATCTAACAAAATATGATAATAAAGTTACTGCATTTGGAGAAAACAAAGATTATTTATTTATGAACTATGACAAGGAGGCTGGATTAGACTGTATAAAAAAAGTTTATGCGAAAACATTGGAAAGATATTCTACCTCAGATGTGGTTGTATTGTCATCATATCGCAAAGGTGATTATGGGTGTATAAATATTAACAGATTGTTACAACCAATAGCTAACAAAGAACGTAAGGTGTCAGATATTCATATCGAAGCGCATAACACAAATTTTTATGTTAACGATATTGTAATGCAAACAAAAAATAATCGAAAAGCTTTTCTTGTTTCAAAGGGAACAATGTGGGGCGAAGATTGTTATGACTTTATCAACGAACAAACGTTTATTGCAAACGGTGAATCAGGGGTAATAGTTGATATTACAAAAAGAGGCTTGATTGTAATAGATTTCAATGGTTTGCTTGTTGGATATGAAAAGACGGATATGCAAAATGTCGAATTAGCATATTCTTGTACGCTGCATAAATTTCAAGGTTCCGCTGCCAAGGTGGTAATTTTATTTACACCATCAAGTCACACTTATATGCTCAATAGCAATTTGATTTATGTTGGGCTTACAAGAATGAAAGAAAAGTGTTTCCATATAGGAGATTTAGATACGGTCAATAGAGCAATACTAAAAAAAGAAAACTTAAGTAGAAATACATGGTTAAATATATAAAATTTTACTTTGCTAGTTGACATCAACTTGTGTTTGGTGTATAGTATACACGTGGAAGAAAACTAAGTTCTTCCTAAAAAAATTATTTATGATGTCACTTAGCAAAGTATGTTATATAAGGAATATGAAAAAAGAAATTGTTAGGGATAGATTATAGGCATAAGCAAAAAGAATTGTTAAAAATGGAAGTGAAAGAAAATGGAAAAATTACAGAAATTGAGAATTAAAGAAAAAGAATTACAGCAACACATAGAGGATTTTAATAAAATTCAATATAAGGTATATGAAGAATTTTTAGAAAAAAATGGATTAGATAAAGATGTTGAATTTTATGTGTGGACTAGAAATAAGAGGGAATGGAAAAAAGGAAAAATATTAATACGTAAAGATGGATATACTCTTATTGCTTCTTATCAATATGAGTTTCATAGCTATACAAAACAGGGAAAATTATCAACTAATCAGCTAGGGTATATAAAAAGCCCAGAAAATATAACAAATTATATAGAAAAAGGAGAATTAAAAGGAGTGATGAAGAATGAATGAAAAAAAGCAACTTAGAATGGAAGTAAAATTAGTCTTATTATTAAACGAATTATGTCCCGATTGTACATTGCATAGGGGTGTTGAAGAAAAATATGTAATTGCAAGCGTATTATTTAAAGGGAAATTTGGATTAAGTAGTATTGTTGATTGTAACCATATCCACCAAGTTATTAAAGAAAGCGGGAAAAATTGTTTATCACCTAAAGAAGTATTTAAAAAATTTGTAGGTAAAGGGTGGTTAGAAGATGCCAACTAGAGAAGAAATATTAGAGTATGCTGACACATTACATAGCTTGGAGCAGTTAGACGTTGTTAAAGAATATAAAAAAGCATTACATGAAGTGGTTACATATTCACAAACTCAAAACGAAGTACCATTAGAGTATTATAAATCATCTAAAAGATATGATTATTATATAGAATTACAATATGAAGAATTTAAACCATTAGATAATGGCAAATATGGTTTTAAACAACATGGATTTAGTTATCAGGGCAAGGGTATTGGTGCATATAAGAATTGGAGTATAAACGGTTGCGTAAGTTTATGTAACTTCACTAAAGAAGAAATAAAAAATATGATAGATAAGTGTATCGAAAGAGATAACAAAGAGGTAGAAGAAGATGTCGAGTAAAGAAGAATATATAAAAAAGCATAATGTTAGTGAAAAGGAATTTTTAATTTATTGTGTTAATGCCTTAAACGATAATTTTATGCTCAATGATGATGACAATGTAAATGATTTAAAAGGTTTCTTATACGATTTAATAACAGATTATTTTAATGGTATTGATTATTTAAATAAAGTTATCGAAGCACAAAAGAATAACTTAACAGATAGCTACATGATTGGATTGTATAACGGTTTAGCAACTGCCAAGGCAATTCTATTAAATAACAATGAGAATATTAAATTGGCTGATAATACAATAAAACCATACAAACTTGAAGATTTAAAGCCTGATATGTGGGTATGGGATAGCTATTGGGAAGAATGTTTTGAAATAGGTGAATTGTATAAAAAGAAAAATGAAATCGATATTCTTATACATAATAATAACATAAACACAAAAAGATATGAAACTATTAAATTTGAAGAAAACCGTTTCTATCCTGTACAATGTGCAATGAGGTAAACCCATGAATCCTGAAACAAAACTACAAAATGAAATCATGGTTAAAATGAGTGAGTTAGGATGCATACCAATGCGTAGAAATGTTGGATTGTTTTATACTCAAAACATGATACCCATTCACATTGGGACAGAAGGAGAACCTGATATAGAAATCATCTGTCCTAATGGAAAAGTGCTATGGTATGAAATAGTATATGCTGAATTTGAATATTGTCCTAAATGCGGTCAAGCAATAGATTTGGATGGTTGCGATGGAAAATAAAGGAGGAGATATAATGGAGTATATTGAGAGAGAAGAAGAAGAGTTTTTCAAACTATTGTTTTTAAAAAAATATTTAATTGGAACAAGTGGGATTATAGCAGGTGGTTGTTTTAAAAATATCTTTAATGGCGAACATATAAAAGATATAGATATGTTTTTTAGAAATAAAAATGATTTTAATGAAGCAAATAACAAATATGGAAAAAATAAAGAATTTAAATTTTATTATGAAAATAAAAACGCTGTGGCGTATGAGGAAGTAAAAACAGGGATAGTTGTTGAACTGATAAAAAAAACATTTGGTGAACCTGAAGCTATATTAGATCATTTTGATTTTACAATTACTAAATTTTGTTATTATTACGAAGTTGATTATGATGATGAAGATTTGTGTATGTTTAATTATTGTATATTACATCATCCAAAATTTTTTGAGCACCTACATGAAAGAAAACTTGTTTTACAAAACGACAAACTGCTTTACCCATTTAATACATTAGAACGCAGTTATAGATATTGTAAATATGGTTACTCACTGTGCAGAGATAGTAAAATTAATCTAATTAATGCAATAAGAAATTCCAACAAATTTAGTAATGACGATTTGTCGAAATCTTTATATGATGGGCTTGATTAAAATATATTAGTTTATAAGAAGGTAGTAAAATATGACTGACAAATTGACAATGTTTAAAGATGATACAAAAAAGGCTTGTGACAACAAAAAATTATATCCAGTTCAAATGTCTAATAAAAACAATCATAATTAAAAACATTTGCATATCTCAATAACAAATATTCTTTAAAAAAAATAAATAATGGAGGTGAAATATATTGAAAAACAGTAACGATGACAAATGGTTCTGGTTGTTTATGATAACTACAGCTATATGTTATTTAATAGGAAATATATTTTCTTAAATACCTTAAAACTGTATAGTTATTATAATTTTTTGAAAAATATTTTTAGGATAAATATAAAAAAAACAAAGGAGGACGATTTTGAAAAAATATACATTTGAAGATTTTGTTAAGGGAAATATAGCAGTAACATTTGAAAATATTGAAGAAGTTAAAACATTTTTAGACAAATGTATTAAAAATAATTTACTAAACTCTAAGTTTAAAAGTGCATGTCTGGAATGGATAAAAAATTCAAATTTTAAACTTGGATTATTTGTTGACAAAAAATCACATAAGTTAAAAGCAGCTAGATTAGAAAACCTCTTATTTGAAAAAGTTGCTTTCAAAAACATTACATTTAAAAAAAGTAGTTGCGAAATTCATATAACAGTTAAAAATAATGAAACTCATGCAATATTAAAAGAAAATGGGAAAGTTGTAAAACGTGAGGTAAGTAAATGTCATCATGATGACAAGTTTGATTTTACTATTGGAGCTACTATGACTTTCAACAGACTATTTGACAAAGATGAAAAAATAGATGTAAGTGAAACCAAAGATGCAAATTTTCTTAATTGTAGTTTTGAGGTATTAACCGACAGTTCCATTCTTACTAAAGGAAAAATTTATGATGTAGTAGATGGATATTTTACTGCTGATAATAACGCAAAGTATCCAAAATATATAGCACCACTTAAATTTTTTGAAGATTTAGAAAATTATTTGAGGCGATATAGCATTGCTTGTCACAAAGAAAAAACTATTAAAGTTAAGCAGGTCAAAAAAAAAAATAAACGCCCTGCAAAAATGGGAGAATATGTAATGATTACAAATAATCGTTTTTGCCCATCTCTTAAAATTGGAAGTATTAAAAAGATTCAAAACGAACTTTGTAATATATTAGTTGATAATAAATTACTCTCTCTCAATAAAAACAACTATATTGTTTTAGAAGGTTATGAATCTGCTAAAGCAAAAGTATTAGCTTTAAAAGGTATTTTGGATAAAATATATCCTCAGAAAAACATATTGGGAACACCAGTACTATCGAAAGATGTTAAAGGCAGTAGATTGCATATAGGTGATATAGTCAAGGTATTTGATAAGTATAATAATTTTAAACAATATGCAATAGTAACTTGTTCAGCTTATTCTGGATTTGGAAACAATATTAATAATAGTATTTTGTTTAGTGCAAATGGAACGAACAGTGATGGAAGATGGTTTGTTTTAAATACAAAATATAGTGAGTTTAATTTGAATGATGAAATCTCTGTTGATAATATTTCTGATACTTTGAAAGTTGTAGAAATAGAAAAAGATAACAATACCTAGATATTTTTACATAATTGCTCAAAAATATCCTTAGAAAACATCGTAAAATCACGTGTTTTCCAAAGGGGGATTTTTGGATAAAATGTAGATTTTATTCAAGTGGAGGGTTGGATGCAAAGATACTATGTTTACAAACAAGAAATTAAATGGGTGGACAGCAATAAAGATGGAAGTGTGTATCACTTAAGTGGTTGGACGTATCTTGGATATGTTGAAGGCGCTCAAGGTGTGTATGATTATCTTGGTGAAATAAAATTAGCAAAATGCTTTGATTATGAGCGAGTAAATACAAAAATTCGAACATGGCGGTTTTTAGTTTCTTGCAGATACATTGTAACTGATAAAAAAGGTCGGATTCGCACCAAGGATGAATTATATAAAAATGTTAAAAGGAAATTCGGGTGCAGACAAAATCGCAAACACTCTGGGCACAGATGGCGGTATCCAAATAATCATAGCGAACAGATACACTCTATTACTCCTCAAGAAATAAAAGAAATTAGTGATGAATATGGTATCCATTTAAAGCAGATTAAAGTTAAAAGAAAATTAGATGGTTTGGCGATGGAATACCAAACTAAAATGCAGCGTTCTTGGAAACGTTATAGAAGATACCAATACAAATAAAGAAGTATGAATATGAAAATGTGGTTAAATAGAAAAAGATTGGCTAGTGCAGTAACAATTTATTTGTTACATAAAAGAGATTATCACATATATTTATGGCAACGATATAATGGATATTATGACTTCTATTATGATTGTTCATGGCATTGGAATGATTGTATTAAAATAAATAATAACATTAAATTGTGTAACATACATGCCAAAACTTTAGCGGGTTTAGGAAGTGACTATAGACAATGGTTCGACATCTCATTCGATTTATATATTAATGATGAATTCATAAGAAAGTATGAAGCAAGTCTGTCACTAAATCCATCTAAGAGTGATTTTGGTTGTTGGGAAGTAAAAAATGTCAACCCAGATAAAGATAAAATAAACAAAGATATCCCACAATGGGCTGTTTATAAAATTGTGGTTTGGGTTGAAACAACGAGAAATAAATACAATTAAGGAGAAGATAATGAATGAACTAGAAAACGATTGTGTAATTATTTGTCGTGAAGTGAATAAATTTGATGACACGATTACATCATATAAATGTAAGGAAGGAACGTATAAAGATTTAAGCAAAGACTTTAGGTTTTTAATTTTTAGAAGCATGTTTAACCAAGAGTTAAAATATTTTATTTGTAATAAAAACAATGTTCAATTAGCTCTTAACGAAATATCTGACTCAACAATAAGTATATTAAAATATTGTACGGAGATAAAACGATGTTAAAACTATATTACAAGGACGAGTATGCTCAAAACTATATTATTAAAAACAAACTTGATGTCGGTAAATTGAAATATATTGGCGAATTCAAATCGGAGAAGGAAATTTGCTCGTTTATCAAAGATTTTTGGGAGCTTCGTGGCGCTCCTGTTCCCTATTTAGATATATGCTATGCAAATAATTATATTAGAATTGGTTATGGCAGCTGTACAAATTCTTACTATGTGACAATTAATAAATTGGATTTATTAGACTCTAAAGATAGCTTTGAATGTAACACAGACAAACTGCCAGTTGATAAACTTAAAGATCTAAACTCAAGTTGGATGCGCAAGCAAATTGAAGAAACAGAAGAACAGTTTTGTTGTATAAACAATCTAGATATTACCGAAGTCAAAGTAACTGGATATGATGGATGTGGACATAGAGTTGATATTTATTTAAATGAAGAAGAATTAATTAGATTTAAAAAATTTTATAGGAAGGGAGCAGTAGGCGGATAACGTTTGGTAATAAAATGAACAAAGTATATAAAAATAATATCACAAAATTTTTAGACAATTATCTTAATGACAGTTGTGAGGACGAATATTACATTTTAAAAAATCACATTTTATTTTATGGAAATGCAACTGATAATAACAATATTTCTATTTACGTTATTAGACGATTCGGCGCAACTAGAGGTCAAATATTTGTCAACAAGAAGAATAATGTGATAGTCCATATTGAAATATATAATTTAAACAATGTTTATTGTTATACTGTACCATTTGATATTTTATCAAGAATATTACAAGAAAGATTTATTGGTGCCAAAATGGAGTTAGAGAAAATAAAACTTGCAAGATGAGGAGAATTTAGTGTTAAAAGTTATTAAAAGAAATGGGAATAAGGTTGATTTTGATTCAAGCAAAATTAAAAATGCTATAATCAAAGCATTTAAAGAAGTAGATAAAAAAATCACAGAATCAGCAAAATTAAAAGCTGGATTAATTGCAAAGGAAATATCTAACACCTACACTGAATATCTGTCAGTAGAGGCTATTCAGGATATGGTAGAAGATAAATTGTTAGATACAGATAGAAGAGATGTTGCCAAAGCTTATATTAGATATAGATGTAAAAGAAATGTTAATAGAGAAATATCAAAAGATTTAAGTAAGAGGTACGATAACTATATAAGCTTAGTAAAAGGTAATAATGAAGAAGTTATAAAAGAAAACAGTAACAAAGATACTCGTATTATACCAACAATGAGAGATTATTTAGCTGGATTTACATGTAAAGAGATGGCAGAAAAATTATTAGTACCTAAAGAAATAATTGATGCTCATAATAAAGGGATTATTCATTTCCATGATATGGACTATAGTCCAGGAATGCCAATGACGAATTGTAGTTTAATTAATCTTGAAGATATGTTGCAAAATGGCACAGTTATTAGTGGAACTATGATTGAAAAACCACATTCATTCAGAACCGCTTGTACTATAGCTACTCAAATTATCGCACAAGTTGCTAGCTCGCAATATGGTGGTAATACAATTTCACTATCACATTTGGCACCCTTTGTTGATATTAGTAGGAAAAAAATCAAGAAAAAAGTTAAATACGAAATTGGTATAGCAAGTGGCAATCCAGAATTGATTGATGAATTAACCGAAAAAAGACTAAAGGAAGAAATTGCGGATGGCGTTCAAACTATTCAATATCAATTAATTACAATTTCGAGTACTAATGGGCAGAGTCCGTTTACAAGTATATTCATGTATTTGGGTGAAGTTAGCGATAAACAAACCAAAAATGATTTAGCGATGATTATTGAAGAGGTACTACGTCAAAGAATTAAAGGGGTTAAAAATGAAAAAGGAGCACCTATTACAATAGCATTTCCGAAGTTACTTTATGTTTTGGAAGAAGACAATGTTCATGAAAATAGCAAATATTGGTATTTGACTAAACTAGCTGCTGAGTGTAGCTCTAAAAGACTTGTGCCAGATTATATTTCTGAAAAGAAAATGAGAGAATTAAAACAAAACAACTGTTTTCCGTGTATGGGTAAGCGTAAACTATAGCCCAGGATAAACCGATCGAACCATTTGCTTAATGGGTGTAGTATCAAATACTGCTAACGGATAGGTCTTAGGGAGTCTAACGATTATGATCTAAGATGAGTACCGTGCTAAATCAATTGCTATTTTGCAGTTGTAAATGTGTATCGACTAATGGTGATGAGTGTAACCATGTAGGGTTGGAGATAAGCACCAACTCCAAGCGGTCGGCTCGACGATGAGACTAACGGACTCGGAGAGAACATCTAGTCAGTTTGAATAGTGATATTCAGCAAAGTAATGTGTAGATCGTTTCTACAACCATATTATGATAAAAACAATGAGCCAAAATTTTATGGACGTTTCAATCAAGGTGTTGTAACTTTATCATTACCTGATATAGCATTGTCAAGCAATAAAAATTTTGATAAATTTTGGCAAATATTTAATGAAAGATTAGATTTATGCTTTAAAGCATTAATGGTTAGACATAATTCGTTGAAAGGTACTAAATCCGATGTAGCTCCAATTTTATGGCAACATGGCGCATATGCGAGATTAAATAAAGGCGAAATAATTAATAAATTATTATTCAATGACTATTCCTCAATTTCGTTAGGATATGCTGGTCTTTATGAGTGTGTTAAATATATGACAGGCGAATCACACACCAAAGAAAAAGGACGTATATTTGGAGAAAATATATTAAAAAAATTAAACGATGCTTGCAGTAAATGGAAAAAGGAGACAAATATTGGATTCAGTATTTATGGCAGTCCAATCGAATCTACTACATATAAATTTGCAAAATGTCTTAGAGAACGATTCGGACTGGTCGAAGGAATAACTGATAAAGATTATATTACTAATTCTTATCACATTACTCCATCTCAACAAATTGATGCCTTTTCCAAATTAAGTTTGGAAAGTGAATTCCAAAAGTTAAGTTTAGGAGGTGCAATATCTTACATTGAAACTCCAAATATGACTAAGAATATTGAGGCGCTATTAGAAGTCATTAAACATATCTATAATACAAATATGTATGCTGAGATTAACACAACTACTTCATATTGTCATGAATGTGGCTGCACAGATATCTCTATGGGTGATGACTTAAGATTCCATTGTCCTCAATGTGGCAATGATAATTTTAATAAAATGAATATTGCTTTAAGAATTTGTGGTTATATTTCAACTAACCCCTTTAATGATGGCAGAGCGCAAGATATACATGATAGGGTATATCACTTGGGAGCAGAGTAATGTCAAACATAGCAAAAATAAAAAACTTTGATATAGCTAATGGCGAAGGAATTAGAACATCTATTTTCTTCTCTGGGTGCTCCCATCATTGTAAGGGGTGTTTTAATCAAAAGTTATGGGATTATGATTATGGAACTCCTTGTGGTGATGAAGTATATAAAGAAATCTATGACTCTATGAATGGGCATATCGCTGGAATATCTATTCTTGGCGGAGAACCATTTGACGCTAAAAATATTGATGATGTTTATACACTTGTAACCCTTTTTAAAAGAGATTTTCCTGACAAAACAATTTGGATTTGGTCTGGATATACTTGGGAAGAACTATTGGAAAAAACTGAGTGCAAAAATGAATATTTGAATGATATAACATTTGCAACACTTAAGATGATAGATGTTTTAGTCGATGGAAGATTCATATTAGAGCAGCGTGATTTAAATCTAAAGTGGCGAGGTTCAATTAAGCAACGTGTAATATCGGTACAAGAGTCTTTAAAGAAGAGAGAGATTGTATTACATGAATGAGATTGTAGATAAAAATAATTTAAAAACGGAGAAATAGAAAAATGAAATTTGATGAAGCATTAAAGTTAATGAAACAAGGGAAGAAAGTAAAACTTCCACATTGGCAAGGTTATTGGTGTTGGGATAATGGTACGGTTATGATCCACTCTCGTACTAGCGAAACCTTTGATTTATTTAATACTAATAACAAAGAATTTACTTTAGATAATATTGCAAGTGATAAATTTGAAGTGGTTCAAGACTTTTACGCTGTTGACAAAGCTATTATGGAGGCTATAAAACAAGCAGTGACAGGATCTGACAACAAAATAATAACAGAAAAATCCTATAAAGAAAGATTTAAAGTTGAATATCAACAACTTAAACAAAGACTAGATGAGTTAGATATTATGTTAACAAAGCATGAGGCGGAAGTTTTAGAATTTACTCCAACTTGTCCGATTTCTATGTTAGAAGATCAAAGATATTGCATGGATAGTTATTTACGAATTCTAAAGACTCGTGCTGAAATTGAAGGGATTGATTTGGGATAACAATATGGCATTTGAAGTGGATATTGTATTTAAAAACAAAGAAGAAATGGAGAAAATAAAAATATTGAATAGAACTGTAATTATTGAAAAAATAACAATCCATAACTTAAATATGGAGGAAGGTCAAACAAATTATTCTAAGGGTTTAATCGATTTGTCTCAAAATAATACAGATTATTATGACACAAAAGTTAGCAAATGCTTAGATAGTGATCAAATAAAAGAAATTATAATAAGCGAAGAACATCATTTACTAAATTCAGCTAAAGTAATGTCAGAAAGTGATCTGGCATTCATTCAAGAATCACAAAGGATTGCAAATGACTGGTTTTATTTATGTAAACAAATTGAAGAAATGCCAAATTTTGATTTGATGTTTGCTCAATGTAATATCAATGGTATTAAACATTTATTAATATTGAAACTTAACTATAAAACACAACCAGTATGTATTGTTGAAGATGATATATACAAGATTGTAACCAGACAAGTTGTTCCTACAAAAGGTGGACAAGTAGATGAAGCTGTTATCATTAACATTGAAGAAGATAAGCTTTCAATTATTGAAAAGAAATTTAAAATAGATGGCAAGCCTGGATATTATCTAAATGAACAATATATTAAAGGAGAACCAAAACTAACAGATAAACAAAAACTAAAAATATTAATTTCAGTTGTTAAAAAAATTAATAGAGATTATGGAGTCGTTGATGAAGATATTTTGGCAGCTCTACATAAAACAATTTTAGAACTAACAATGGATGATGGTATTTTAAATATTTATAAAGCCACATCAAGCTTGTTTAATAATGATTATGAAGCGAACAATGAAGCAGAATTACTACTAACTGATATGGGCATTTTAGATGGCGATGTTATTTGTAATATTAAATCATTAGATAAAATGTCACGTTGTAAATTAAAATTAAACGATGATCGTATAGTTGAATTAGATTTAGAAGATTATGTTGAAGGTATTGACATTAAGACAATCCCTGATACTAACGGTAAAAAACAAATTATTATTAAAAATATTGATGATATTACGGTGACTTAAATATGGGAAAACATAAATATGTAGAATACAGAATTAGTCCAACTTGGAATCGGTGTGATACTTTTATTAATAGAAGATATTTTCCTAATATTTGTAGCGCCTTGGATTTAATTAACGATTATGGGTATGAGATTATTTCAATGTGTTTTAACGATTGTGGTATGATAGCAGGCTTTATAGTTGATGAAGGATTTGGAAAGGAATAGAAAATGAAATTAGAGAAAATTTATATGTATTAATGAAGGTTGGAAATAGCAATAAACTTACTGAATTTTTTAACTGAAGACAATAATTTTACAGGCGATATAACAGAAACTGTTAAATGTGGAAATAAAAGTGCAATTAGATATTTAAGAAAAGAGTATGATGAAACAAACAATAATATTAATTCTAATTTAATTGCTGTCCCACTAAAAGTTATATATGAATGTTAAAGGAGAAAAGTGAAAAATGGAAAAAGAATTATCTTTGGAACGTACTATATGTAAGGAAAATTTTTGGTTACAAGATAATAGTAATTCAACAGATTACTTATTAGCGCAATTTAATAGTTTAAAAAGTATAATTGCAAATGCAATTTACTTTAAAAAACACATTTTACTAGACGGAAGTTTAATTAGAGGTATGGGGAAAAGTCAAACATTAACTGATTTGAGTGAAGCTTACCAATTACTTGTGTTAACTTTCTCAGATAAACATTCTAAAGAAATAAAGAATAAAAATGAAAATAGTATATCAATCGCATTGAGTCAATGGAATAAGGAACCACCTATAATTGAAAAAGGAAAAATTATATTAGTTGACGATATTCCGAGAGCCGAAGCCTTAAAATTAATCAACAATGGTTATATCGTTATATGGTTTGTAATTTAAGAAAAAGTTTCAAATATTGTTAGGATTTATCTAAAATAACGTCAATTTTTTACCATTCAACTTAGTTAAATCCTAAATATTTTTGAATAAAATCGTAGTTTTACTAAATTTAATATAAAAGGAGAAAAAATGGAATATATAGAAAAAGATGGTGACATTATTTACAAGAATAACAATAATGAACAAACAACAAAAATGACTAATTATATAATTAGTCAACATGCAGCAGAAAGATATGTTGAAAGAGCTTGGGGTTATACTACAAAAACAGATCAAGTTAAACATGCCAATTTAAGAAGCAATGAAATTAGAGAATTTATAAATAAACTTTGTAGTTATGGTGAATGTGTTTTTGAAGGTAAAATTAGAAATCATAACCATACAAAAATTTACAAAAATAAAAATTGGATAATAGTTGTTGATCCAAGTAATAACAAGGTGGTTACTTGTTATCCATTGTTATTTGGAGTAGGCGAAGATTTTGATATCGAATATAGTAACCGTTTAACCGATAAATTGAATAAACTAGTCTTAAAAAAGACTGAAGTTGAAAATGAAGTAAACGCCTTTAAAAATAACTACTTAGAAATTATAAAAAATAATAACACTAAAATAAATGAATATAAAAAAATAATTAATGAACTGGTTGAACAAAATAAAGGTTATCAAACTATTGTTGATAATGCTGATAGCGACATAAGAAAAGCAGAAGCTGATATTTACAATTTGGTAGATTCAATGACGGGAAAAAAGGTAATTTAATTAGAAAGGAAAATAGTTATATTGAAAATCAATTTAGAACAGTTAAATGAAATGATTGAAATGCAGCGTCAACTAGATGAGTATATTATGGATAAGCAAGGTGTTGAATATGATACCCATATAGCTGAAAAGATTAGCTTAGCTTTATTTGTAGAATTAGGAGAATTGTTTAACGAATTACCTAGCGGCTTCAAGTATTGGAAACCTAACGCAGTTGACAATAGAGATAAGGCGTTAGTCGAATATGTTGATTGTTTACACTTTGCAATGAGCTTACATTATTATAAAGATGATGAAATTGTAACAGATAATTTAAAAATGTTCGAGCACAATAATACAAACCTATATGAAAACATTTCTAATATTATGGACTCCTTGTTTCATATTGATCCTTATTGCAACATTTATACATCATTATTAGAGGGTATTTTATTATTAGGAAATTGTCTTGGATTTACTTGGGAAGAAATATATAAGACGTATATAAAGAAAAATAAAATTAATTATGACAGACAAATAAATGTAAAGGAATATATGAATAATGGTCAAGATATTGAATAATGTTCGAGTATATGAATTAGCTGAAAGCATTTATGCATCAGGATACCCAATGAGAACATCTGCGCCAGGCGAAGAAGAATTTATTAGAAATGTTTTGGATATTCAAATTGATATAGTAAATGGCAATTATGATAATAGGCATATTAAAAGAGCTATTAAATTAGCTAATGCTAAAGGTAAAGGACACGATCAATATTTAACAGGAATTTTAGTTTCGTTTGATATGTCATTTACAAATAAAGGATGGATTGAAGCGGAACGTTATGCCTTCTTGAATTTTGTCAGCTCCCAAAGTACCATGCATCGTATAACAAAAATGAACATTAAAGAATGTTGTAGCAAAAATGTTGATGAACGAATTATTGATATAGTAAATGAAAAAATAGATAAACACAATCAAACCAAATCTCAGGATGATTATAGAGACTTACTTGACAACTTGCCTAGTGGTTTAATTTTAACTGCCAGAATGACAACTAATTACAGATGTTTAAGAAACATTTATGGACAACGCAGCAATCATAGGCTGGAGGTATGGCAAGACTTCTGCGAAGAAATAGAACAATTGCCAATGGCCAAAGAACTAATTTTAGGAGATTGTTAATGTCCTATCCGTGTATAGAAAATTTTTTCAAAGAATGTGATAGCTGTGGTTTATGTAATAATATTAAACCAATAACTTGCCCTAAGTGTGGGGAAGAGTTGATAAATGGAGACGAATTATTTTTTGAAGAATTTAGCGATAATATAATCGGTTGTACCAAATGTATCTATGTTAAAAATGTGGAGGATTATGCCTGTGAAGAAACATGATTTTAAAGAGAAATGTGATTTTTGTGGTAAGTTTTCATTTGAATATGAAGGAACCAAAGAAGATAAAATCATTTGTAAAGAATGTAAAAATATAAAAGGTAAAATAACTGATGAAAATTGACTGTAGATTAAAAATTAATTTTGAACATGAATTTAATCGTTTGTGTTCAAATCAGTTGCACAATAGTTTAAATACGCTTAATGATGATTTGAGCGGTGAGTATGAATCAAAGTGTAAAAATTGTCCAATGTGCAACTCAAGCATATGTAACAATGATGAATTAAGTATCGAAGATGTTGAGATATTACAGAATTGGTCAGATGAAAATGAAGAAAAATAAAAAAGCTAAAACAAAACTGTATGTAATCATGACAGATGGTAACTTGGGTTATGTCGACCACATTTGTAAATGTGAGAAATGTAAAGAGCGTGGCATGTGGGAAGTTTTTATAAACACACTAAATAATGAATATTTAGATTGTATAAGATTTGATGAATTAAATAAATATATTGGATTTTGTTCAAACAATAAAAAGATCCTAATAAATTGTTATTTTAATAGATATTTTGAAAAAATATTAAAGAATAAAATTGAAGAAATTGGTTTTGATAAAATCTTTCCAGATGAATATTTTGATAAATATTTTATTAATTTTAAATATATACCAAAAAAAGATGATAGTATCTATACAATTATTTTTGACAAAGATAAAAAGGAGAGTGATTAATATAATTATTACAATTATTGGAGGTAGTGGAAGCGGAAAATCCACTTTAGAAAAGAAAATACAAAAAGAATATGAAATGGATAAAATTATTTCATATACTACTAGACCTATTAGAGAAAATGACAATGAAATAGATGGTGTTGATTATCATTTTATTGATGTAGAAGAATTTAATAAATTGAAAGACAGCGGTTTCTTTGCTGAAACTGGTGAATATAATAACTGGCATTATGCAACTGCCAAAGAAGATTTAAAAGATAATTCAGTGCTGGTAATAACACCATCGGGATTTAGACAGTTAAAAGAATACAATGAATCATTAGATAATCCATTTGAAATTATTAGCGTCTATTTAGATGTCGACCAACGTTCAAGACTAATTAAATTATTGGAACGTGGCGACGATATTAACGAAGCCTGTCGTAGAAATACTTCTGATCTTGGTTTACTGGATGGGGTTGAAAATGAAGTGATGTATGTTATAAAAAATTTTGAGTTTAGATTTAGTGTTGAACAGGTGTTCACAATGGTCGAACAGGTTCTGTCTGATTATCACTTACACTTAATTCATCAAATTTATGGAGATAAAATAAATGGAAGTATTTAATTTATATATTGCTGGTGCAATGAGTGGTATTCCACATACAACATATAAACCTAGACGCAATAATATAAAAAATAAACTGGAAAACTATTATAACAACAATTCTAACTCTTATCCTTATATACTATATGTAACTGATCCAAGTGATTATTATAACTATGATAACCAAGTGCATAAATCAGAGAAAGAAGTGATGAATTTTGAGCTAAACAGAGTGAGACACAGCAATTTGATTGTTGTTGATTTTTATGAATCATATTCGTTAGGTACCATGACTGAACTGACTGTTGCACATGAACATAGAATACCTATTATTGGGATAAATGACCGAGAAAATGTATTACACCCTTGGCAGATTGAAATGTGTGAGCGAATATTTAATTCAATTGATGATGCAGTAATGTACATAGGAGAGTTTTATTTAAGTTAATATGAGTAAAAAATATAGCGTTCCAATATGGAAAAAAATAAATCTAAGTGTAGAAGAAGCGGCTGTTTATTCTCACTTAGGGGAAAATAGAATTCGTGAAGAATTGTCAAGTGAACATTGTACTTTTTGTTTAAAGGTTGGGAAAAGTAAAAAGCTAGTGAAACGTAAAGAATTTGAGTTGTGGTGTCAATCTATGAGTGAAATTGTATAA